CTAGAAACTCAGACTCAACGCGACATTCACCCCTTGCTGGGTCACGTCGTCGTTCTTGCGCCAGTTGTAATTGCCGCGCAGTGTCAGGTCCTGAGTCAGCTTCTGGCTGACGCCCAGCGTGGCCCGGTTCAGGTCGCGTTGCGGTGTGTAGCCTTGCAGCGTGAAACCGACCGACTGAACGCTGTTGAGCGCCATGGTCACGTCCTGCTGATCGGTCTCGAACTCCCTTTCATGGGCCACTTCGCCCCATACCTGTGTGCTCGGTGTCACCTGGAATTTGCCCTGCACACCCACGCCTGCACGCCGCGATTTGCGCGTCTGGTCACTGAAGGTCAGCGCGGTCGAGCGGTCGCCTTTTTCCGAGTAGCCGTCGACATCGATTTGCGCGTAATCGGCGCTGACGAAAGGCGACAGATGCCAGCGACTGGTCGGGCCCGCGATGTCGAAACCGACCCGCCCGCTGACAGCCCACATTTCGCCGTCGGTATCGCCTTTTTCCTGACCTTCGCTGACGCCCAGCGCGAACTTGCGCTCGGCATTTTCGTAGTCCAGTTTGCCGCCCGACACCGCCAGATCACCCCACCAGTGGTTGGCCTGATACTGCAGGAACGCAGTGGCGATGTAGCTGTTGAGTTTGTAGTCCGAATCCCTTGGCCCTGCCTCGAGACTCTGGCGATACGCCCCGGCGACAACCCCAGTGCGCCAGTTTTCGGCAAATCGGTAGCTGCCGCCGATGGTCAGGTTATAGCCTCTTCCGTCAGCATCAGCCGAACTGTCCTGCGCGTCGAAGTCCATTTTCTGACCGCCTGCCGAAAGCATGCTCTGCCACTGTCCTATGCCTTGCCAGTTGCCCCAGTCGCTGAGCCACTGGGCGCGGATCTCGTCCTGATGCATGCGCAGCGTGCCATTGGCCATTTCCGGCAGCAGGGAGATTTCCCAGGGGGCCGAAAGCAGCGAGTAGGCGTAGTCGGCCAGCAACCTCTGCCCGGCCTCGGTCGGATGCACGCGATCGTTGAAGAACAGCCGGTTTGGATTCGGCGTCGCACTGGACCGGCCGTTGGTGGTGCTTTCCCGGCAGCTATTGCCGCTGAAACAGGTACTGACCAGATTCTCGTTGGGATCGAACCCGAAGCGTGCCGGTTCGGCGAGGACTTCATTGATCAGCAATGGAACATTCAGCGGAATGATCTGGGCATTGATCTGCGCCAGTCGGCTGACTAACTGCTGATTGAAGCCCGCGCTGAGTGCGGAAGTTGCCGAAGCCAGTGGCGAACCGCTCAAGGCTGGCGTTTTACCGATATCCGGCAGCAACCAGACCATGATGTAGCGCGCACCGGCCTGTTGCAGGGCTTGCGCGCTGTCAGCCAGCTGATTGGCAGCTTGCGCGGCGCTGCTGGCACTCAACACACGACCCTGCAGGAAGTCGTTGCCGCCTCCGGTCAGGTAATAAAGCGCGTTGGGGTCGGCGCGAAAACCGTTGGCGGGCAGATAACCGGTCCTGCTGCGCAGCAATGTGCCGGTGTTCGGGTCGACGACGGTGGATTGCGAGTTGATCGAGTCAAGAATCTGGTCGGTCCGATAGCCGCCGACTGCCCAGTTATTGCCATCGGGTGCGCCCAGCGCAGCATTGACCGGCGACGTGGAAGCCGCCAGATCTCCTGCCTGCACACCGAGCATCCTGCCGATCAGCGTCGACGAGTTCAGGTTGAACACCTCTCCACTGCCGTCCTGATAAGTGGGACCGACCCGATTGGTGAACCGAAGCGTAGAGCCCCTGGGCCCGGCGGTGTCGGGAAACTGCCCGGCATCGGCCAGGCTGTCACCGAACACCACCATGGTCGAATAGGGCGCGGCAGCAGCGGTGCCGCAGGCAAGCGATAACAGGCAGGCCGCGAAGGGCCAGCGCCTCGATGTCTTGGTCATGAACGGATCCCGATTGTTTTTGTTTTGTACCGGAAACGTAGCAAGATTTTTCATGACTGCAAAGTTCGATGAACATTATCGCGCTGCGGCGGTGCTTTTTTGACCTCAGGCGGCCCTGTTGGTCACGATGGCGCTCAGGTAGTTGGCCAGGTCGTGCAGGTACACGAAGGGGTGCCCCTGACGACTGCCGCCTGTACGGCTGACCTTCAAGTCGATACGCCCTGCGTTGATCTTGCGCAGCAGATTCCTGTCGTTCGACAGGTGCGAAAAATAACGCTCTCTGACGGCGCTCAGCGAAGGGCACGGCGTGGCGAATTCTTTGCGGAGTTGATCCAGTATTTCGTTCATTCCATGACTCCCTGTGGTTTGCATGTGAGTACTCCCGAAATGGGGTGCAGACAAACAATACGATATGTAGCGCGTCGTGACAATGCAGTTTGTATTTTAAATACGATCTGTATAGTTCGCATCACAGGGAATCGATGTACCAGGACACGTGGGCAGTGCCGTTTTCAGAGTTGCGGGTTACGTTGATGCCGTCGGCCTCGCTGATCTGATCCATGATGCGCTCCCAGTGGGCCACCGACTCGCCAGGCTCCCTGATTAGCAGGACCTGATGCTCGATCTGGGCCTTGTCACTGGTGATAGCGTCCTGAATGCGCTGTGCCAGGGCCAGGTAAGCGTCATGTTGCGAGGTGTCGGGGAACTGCTTGAGCATGAGTGAACTCCTTTTTACTGTATGTGCATACAGTAATTGAGGGGTGTTTCTCACGCAAGCTACAAATGTTTCCTACACGGACACCTGCCCGGACTGAAACAGTGGCGCATGAAAAAGCCCCGATTATCGGGGCTTGGGCGGGGCGTGCCGCGCTTCAGAGACGCATGGTCATCTGCCTGATGACGCCGATCAGTTTGCACTCCTCGGTCACCGCAAGGGTCGGGTAGGCGGGGTTCAGCGGCTTGAGAAAATAGCGTCCGGCGTCTTCGACCAGCTTTTTGAAGGTGGCCTCGTTGCTTTCCGGCAGTTTGGCGATGACCAGCTTGCCGGCAGTGGGCTCGATTCCGGTGTCGACCAGAATCAACATGCCTTCGGGAATGCTCTGCCCTGCGGGCGCGGTCATCGAGTCGCCACGCACTACCAGCCAGAAAGCTCTGCCCTTGGCTTTATAGTCGCTGATCTCGAAAGTGTCCGAATAGCCGGCAGGGTAGGGCTCGACGGCCTCACTCCAGCCACCGGCCTCGACCCAGCTGATGACCGGATAGCGATAGAAACGCGAAGGCTGCACCGTGGGCTCCACGTTGTGCATGCCGGGTTCGCTGGCCGGGATGGAGGTGGTGAGAATCGGCAGGCCGAGCTCGGTCAGAAATCGATTGATGACCTCGATCTTCGGTTCACGCTTGCCGTTCAGCCAATGCCCTACCGCGCCGGGCGTCACGCCCATCCGCTCAGCCATTTCTTCCTGGCTGATTTCCTGGGTTTCCATGACCTGTCTTGCGACTTCATACCATTTTCTGTTCATGCGTCGAATCATACAGGCTGTAGGGTGTTGAGCAATATACATAATGTAATGCTTCGTTGTGTCATAAAAATACAAAATGTATTGTAAGGCCTCGGTTCTGTGTAGCGAAAGACGCTGCACAGCTTTTCAGAAAGGTCCTACAGGAGAGACACAATGATCGAGAAAGTAGAAGCCGTGATGCAGCATTGGGGTGAACAGCGCATGCGCATTGGTCTGGGCGGCGGGCTGAGCAGTCCGATGGCCGGGATCATGGAATGGGGCGCGTACATTCCGCGTCGCACACCCGGCTCGCGCGCGCTGGTGGGTAATGGCAGCGGCCTGGACTATATAAGCAGCGAAGTCGAGGCGGCCGTGGCGCAGCTGTCGCGCAGCCCGGCAAAGAGCCGCGGGCCTGAACTGGCGCAACTGGCGACATTGCGTTATGTCGAGTCATTGCCGGTGCGCGAGCAGATGCGTCTGGTGGGCATCAATGAAGGCGCAGACCGCACCTATCGCAACTGGATCAACAAGCTGCACCAGCAAGTGCTGGCGATTCTCGCTGAGCGCAGCGCTTCCAGAAGCAACAATGCGGTCGCCGACAAGGCTGCCCAAGGGTGAATGAAGACACGGTTTCACGCCGTTTATCCGGGTCGATTGCACAGCTGTGGCCGAACTCGTGTTGAACTCCGGTCAAACTCGACCCACCCCGAAACTGCCCCTTCCCAGGCTTTCCGGAGGGGGGTAAAAAGGTCCCACGATATGCGATTTGCGCCTCAGGGCCGCAGCCGGAAACAGGCTGATCAACAGCCACAACCGGTCACTCGCGACCCACCTCAAACCCCGCTCCGGCGGGGTTTTTCATTGGGCCAGGCGCATGGAGGCCAATGTAGATGTTGAAAAACTTTAGATGCGGGCAGTGCAAGAAACTGCTGGCCCGCATGGGTGAATACACAGAGCTCCAGATCAAATGTTCCCGCTGCGGGACGTTGAATCATGTGAAGGCCGCGAGCCTCGAGTTATCGCCGTTGAGCGAAAGAGGTACAGCAGCGTCGCTGCTGCCTCGCGGTGCCAACTAGAGGTATCAATCATGTCCAATAGCAGTTCTGCTGTCAGCCAGCTGAAGAATATTCCGCTGGTAGGTATCAACCTGGGTTCGGTGGCGAACGCCGGACAGATCGTGCCGGGCGAGGCCGGGACTCATTACCAGTGGCCCAATCGTGGAACCATCACGACCTGGGTCAAGAACCGGGGCGTGCGTCTGATCCGGTTTCCGTTCGAACTTCAGCGCGCCATTCAGCTGTCGACTCTGGACGGTCTGCCAGGCCAAGGGGCGAACCTGAACACCGATTTTGTGAAGCGCTGGAAAGAAATGCTTGGCTGGATTCGCGATGACTCCAACGGCGAGGCCAGAATCATTCCTGATCCGCACCACTACATGCGGTTGCATCGCTACGAAACAGATGCAAACGGGACGCTGACCGGACGCATTCTTCCTGCCGCAGAGGCCGGTAATCAGAATGGCTGGAAGGCAACCGAATCGGTATTGATCAAGGACGGGAACGGTGTCAACGGCACTTTCTGGAGCGCCGTTCACCTGGCCAACTTCCACCAGAAGCTGGTCACTGAATGCGACGATCCGATGGTGCTGGGCTGGGGGTTGGGTAACGAGCCGTATTCGAATACCACGGTAGGTGCCAAAGACTACATTACGTTGCCTGATCTTGAAGCGCTGTACATCAGCACGATGAATACCGTGCTGCAGGCGTTGCGCAACAGCTCGAAAAAGCCGGTGTTCATTTGTGGGCTGGAGTTTGCAAGCGCCAGAAACTGGGCCACCGTCTCTGCCAACCTTCAGTCGAAGATTGTCGATCCGGCCAATGCAATCGTCTGGGAAGCCCACGCTTACGGCGATTACGATAAAAGCTCCAGCGGTGCCTACGCCAATAACAACGATTTGATCTCGCCGACCGTTCTGCGCGATGAAATCGTGGGTCCGTTTCTGACCTATGCCAAGACTAACAAGATGGCCGCATTTATCGGTGAAACAGGGATTCCGCCAACGGCTGCCGGTCGCACCGCGCTGAAAAACCTGCTCGATAAAGCGAAGGCAGAAATGGTGCCAGTGACGCTGTGGGTTACAGGACCCGGCACCGATGGCGAAAAGATGAGCCTGGAAGCCAGCAACCAGGCGCAGACCGTCGCACTGGTCACACCGTACTTTGCCGAGCGCATTGCCCTGTGGGGTTATGCACAGGCATGACGGTGCAAGTCATTCCGTTCTGACCCGACAACGGAGCCCCGTATCAAGGGGCTCTTTGCAGTTTGTTCAGGCTTTCGATCAACGAGGGCCTTGAGAGTCCACCAGCCTGTTACGGAGTACCCATGGACCCAACCGACCTAGGCCCAGGCACAGCTACCTGGCTGGGCGGCACGGGCACAATTCTGCTTGGTGGCTTTTTATGGCTGCGCAAGTTTCTTTCCAGAGATGCAACAGACCGGGCGATGGACAACGCGGACATCGGCACGGTTCGCCGCCTCAATGAACTGCTCGACTCCGAGCGCCAGGCGCGCAAGGAGGCTGAAGCGCGGGCTGATCAGTTCGCCAAGGAGCGCAACGAGCTCGCCGCAGCGGTTGGCCGGATGGAGGGCAAGATCGAAGCCCTCACCAGCCACATCGTTCAGCTTACCGACAAGGTCACTACGCAAAGCGCCGAAATAGCCCGGCTGCGATCCCAACTCGGAGGTGCAAACGATGCACAGATGCGCAATTGATTTCATCGCTCGCCATTGGTGGCGGCGCCTGGAGGTCTGGTTGATTTCCATGCTGCTGATCGCTGGCTGCCTGATGCTTGGTTTTCAGGCCGGGCAGTGGTCGGCCAATGCCGAGCATACGCAGCAGTTGGCCGAGGTTCGCAATGCCTACGACGCAGCGCTGGGTAAGCGCGATCGGCGCCTGGACAGGCTGGCCGAAACCACCACCCAGGCAGCAGACAAGGTCGAGAGTGCTGCATCGATTGCCAATCAGGCCGCTCACACGGCCAGCCGTGCTGCAGACAAGGCTGATGAGGCGTTGGGCAAGGCGAACCAGTAGGCGTTTCCCACGCCGCAATCAACCTTCAACACACGCGGAACCCCTCATGAAGATAACCCCGATAGTTGCCCACTTGCAGGCGACCTGCCCCAGCTTTGCCGGGCGAATCAGTGCCGGTATCGACTGGGCTGCGGTCGCCCTCGGCGATCAGCTCGCTCACCCGTCGGCGTACGTGATTGCCACTGGCGATCAGTCCACCGCCAACGATTTGCAGAACGTCATTCGCCAGAGCATCACCGACACGATCGATGTCGTGGTGGTGCTCGATGGCGGTGACAAGCGCGGGCAGGAAGCCAGTGAGCAACTGCATGCCCTGCGCGCCGAACTGTGGCGTGCGCTGGTGGGCTGGAACCCGGATCACGATTACGACGCGATGCAGTACACCGGTGGCGCGCTGGTGCAGATCAGCGGCGATCGGGTGACGTATCGATTCGGCTTTGCAGCGCAGTTTCAACTGGGCCGCAATACCTCCGATCAGCCTGCCGAGACCTGGCATGAAGCGTATCTGGACGGTTTGCCCGGGTTTACCGGCGCCACCCTCGAGATGGACTGCGTTGACCCCGCAGATCCGAATCTGAAATCCCCCGGCCCTGATGGCCGTATCGAAGCGAAGTTCACAGCAGAGGTAACCCCATGACTCAACGCATCACTGTAGTACCGGCCGAGGGCCGCACTGTGCCGGATCCGGAGGCGGGCGATTTGCTGCCCGTCGAAGGCCGGCAGGTGACCTTCAACGCCTGGTGGCAGCGTCGTCAGAACGACGGCGACATCACCCTTAAAACCGAGCAATCCACCACCACCCATCAAGCCTTCACGGCTTAACCAAGAGGAAGCCAAACAATGGCTATCAGCTTTAACAACATTCCATCCGATGTTCGCGTTCCGCTGTTTTATGCGGAGATGGACAACTCGGCCGCCAACAGCGCGTCGGCCAGCATGCGTCGACTGATCGTTGCGCAGGTCAACGACGATGTGTCCGGCCCCGAACTGGGTTCTCTGGTGCTGGTGCCGAGTGTGGCGCTGGCGAAAAACATCGGCGGTCAGGGCTCCATGCTGGCCGCCATGTATGAAACCTGGCGCAAGGCGGACCCCACCGGCGAAGTCTGGTGCCTGCCGCTGCTCAATACCGAAGGCGCCAAGGCCAGCGCGAAAGTCACCCTCACCGGGGCGGCGACCGAAGCCGGTCTGCTGAACCTGTATGTCGGCGGCATGCGAGTGCAGGCTACTGTCGTTAATGGCGCAACCGCTGCCCAGGCGGCCACGGCACTGTCGGTGAAAATCAATGCCACGCCTGACCTGCCGATCACCGCGGCTGTCGAAGCGGGTGTGCTGACCCTTTCCTGCAAATGGAGCGGGGCAAGCGGCAACGACGTCCAGCTGGAATTCAATCGCCAGGGCAAGACCAATGGCGAAGTCATTCCTGCCGGCCTGACGGCGGCCGTCACCGCCATGACCGGCGGCGTGGGTACGCCTGATCAGCTCAAGGCACTGGCTGCGCTGGGCGATGAGCCGTTCGAGTTCATCTGCATGCCCTGGACCGACACCGCCACGCTGGATGCCTGGAAAGCGGCAATGGACGACAGCACCGGTCGCTGGAGCTGGGCGCGTCAGCTGTACGGTCACGTTTACAGCGCCAAGCGCGGCACGGTCGGTACGCTGGTGGCCGCAGGTCAACTGCGCAACGACCAGCACATCACCCTTCAGGGTGTCGAAAACGGTGTTCCGCAACCGGTCTGGCTGCAAGCCGCTGCACTGGCTGCGCGCACGGCGGTGTTCATCTCTGCCGACGCCAGCCGTCCGACTCAGAGCGGCACCATGCCCGGTATCGATCCGGCGCCGGCCAGTCAGCGTTTCACCCTGACCGAGCGTGAGTCGCTGCTGCGTTACGGCATCGCCACGGCGTACTACGAAGGCGGTTACGTGCGCATTCAGCGTTCGATCACCACCTACCAGAAGAACGCTTACGGCCAAACGGACAACTCGTACCTGGACAGCGAAACCATGCACCAGTCGGCGTTCATCATCCGTCGTCTGCAAGGCATCATCACCAGCAAGTATGGTCGCCACAAGCTGGCCAACGATGGCACGCGCTTCGGTGCCGGCCAGCCGATCATCACGCCGAGCACCATCCGTGGCGAGTTGATTGCGCAGTACGCACGTCTTGAAGAAGAGGGTCATGTGGAGAACGCCGAAACGTTCGCCCAGCACCTGATCGTCGAGCGTGACGGCAATGACCCAAGCCGCGTGAACGTGATGTTCCCGCCTGACTACATCAACGGCCTGCGCGTGTTCGCGCTGCTCAACCAGTTCCGCTTGCAGTACGACGAAGCGGCATAAGCCTAACCAACCCTTTCAAGCCCGCCTCGTGCGGGTTTTTTCATTCTGGAGATAAACAACATGGGTCAGAAAGTTGCGGGTACCTGCTACATCAAAGTGGATGGCACCCAATTGACCATCAGCGGCGGCGGCGAAGCGCCTCTGATGAACATCAAGCGCGATACCGTCGTACCGGGCTACTACAAGGAAGTCGATAAGGCCGCGTGGCTGAAATTCACCGCCGTGCATACCGCGGATCTGCCGCTCAAGCTGCTCACCACCGGTGTGGACATGACCATCACCTGTGAATTCAAGAACGGCAAGACCTACGTCCTGTCCGGCGCCTACCTGGTCGATGAGCCGAGCAGCAAGGCTGACGACGGCACCATCGAGCTGAAATTCGACGGCAATCAGGGGAGCTGGCAATGAGTGAAGTCATCGACCTGGCCAGCCCGATCGAAGCGCACGGCGAAACCCTTTCGCAACTGACCTTCCGGCGCCCTACGGCGCAGGAAGCGCGGGCCATCAAGGCCCTGCCGTACAGGATCGACAAGAACGAGGAAGTCTCCCTGGATCTGGACGTGGCGGCGAAGTACATCGCCGTCTGCGCCGGCATCCCGCCCTCGTCGGTCAATCAGATGGACCTGTGCGACATCAATACGTTGAGCTGGAAGGTTGCGAGTTTTTTCATGGCAGCGGCATCAGCAACCTCGAAGGACTGATCGCCGTCGTTTACGACCTCGCGTATTTCTGGAAGACCGATCCCGAACTGATGATGTCCAGGGAGCTGGACGTCATCACCGAGTCGATCTTGCAGACGCAACGCATCAACCAGATCCTGCAGGGGGAGTGATGGCAGACACTATCAAGACGCTGATTACCGGCGTCGACAAGCTGTCTCCAACGCTGGCAACCATCCGCAACAACGTTGAAGGCTTCGAGACCAGGCTTAAAGGCTCTGGTCTTGGGAACGTCGAAGTGGGCGAGATGATCAAGAGCAATGCTTTGGCAGAGCCCTTGATTGCCGGGGTAAAGGCAGCGATCGGTTTCGAGACCAGCATGGCCGGCGTGAAACGGTCGGTCACCTTTGAAACACCGCAACAGTTCCAGCAGATGAGTTCCGACATTCTGGACCTCAGTGAACGACTGCCGGAAAGCGCCAACGGTATCGCGGCGATTGTCGCCGCGGGTGCCAAGGCCAATGTACCGCGCGAAGAACTGACCGGGTTTGCCAGCGACGCCGTGAAAATGGGCGTCGCATTCGATCAGACAGCGGCCGAGTCGGGCGACATGATGGCCTCGTGGCGGTCATCGTTTCAGATGACTCAGCCGCAGGTCGCGGCGTTGTCCGAGAAGATCAACGTGCTCGGCGGCAACAACCTGGAAAAGAAAATCGCCACCATGGTGACTGCAATGGGTCCGCTCGGGCCGGTTGCGGGGATGGCCTCCGGGCAACTGGCGGCCATGGGCGCGACCCTGGCCAGCGTCGATGTGCCGGCCGATGTGGCCGCCAGCGGCATGAAGCGTTTCATGCAGTCGTTGACCGAAGGGGGCGCGGCGAAAGCCGGGGCGTTCGAGGCGTTGCAGCTCGACGTCAATCAGTTGACCCAAGGCATGCAGAGTGACCCGTCCGGGACCATCGAAAAGGTTCTGACGGCGGTTTCCAGTGTTGATCCCGGCAAACAGTCGGACGTCATCACGCAGCTGTTTGGTGCCGAATCGCTGGGCGCGATCACGCCGCTGCTGGCCCACCTCGATGTGCTCAGGTCCAACCTGGCCAAGGTCGGGGAGGGTGTGCAAAACAGCGGTTCCATCGAGAAGGAGTTCGCAGACAACTCCCAGACCACGGCCACTGCCATCAAAGAGATGACCAACCGTGTCGATCGTCTGGGCATCAATATCGGCAGTATGTTCCTGCCGGCGATGAACGAAGCAATGGCCGTGATCGGGCCGATGATTTCTCAGGTCGCCGCGCTGGCGGCCGAACACCCAGAGGTGATCAAGGGCGTCGTGGGCGCCGCGATTGCTTTCGGCGTACTGCAAGTCGCCGTTCTCGCTGCGACGAGTGCCGCCGGGCTGCTGGCTGCGGTCATGGGCATGTCACCGTTGGGCCTGATCGTGCGCGGCCTCGCGCTGGCGGCAGGTTTTCTGATCGCCAACTGGTCGACCGTCGCACCTTATTTTCAGGCGGTCTGGGAGGCGATTCGCGGACCGGTGATGGCGCTGTGGGACGTACTCAAGGCGGTCTTCGCCTGGACGCCGCTGGGCATGATCGCAGCCAACTGGCAGCCACTGAGCGAATTCTTTGCTGCGCTGTGGGACGTGATCAAGGCGCTGGCCACGCCGGTTTTCGATTTTCTGCAAACGCTGTTTGCGTGGTCGCCGCTGGGCATGGTCGTGGCCAACTGGCAGCCGTTGTCCGAGTACCTGGCCGGCCTGTGGGAAACCATCAAGGCCGAGGCGCAACCGTTTACCGATGTGCTGGCCACGCTGTTCAGTTTTTCGCCGCTGGGCATGGTCATCGAGAACTGGCAGCCGATCAAAACCTGGTTCGCAGGTCTGTGGGCGGACATCAAGCCGTTCATCGAGCCGATCATGAGCTGGTTTGGTGGCGATGCGAATAAGACCGTCCTGCAGCGGGCGACCGAGAAGGCCAATCAGTTCGCGGAAGAACAGCGGATACGCAACGCAGGGCCAGGCGGCGGGACCGGTGCGTTTCTGGCAGCCGGTGCCGTCGAGAACGTTCGCACAAATCAACAGTTGCTCAATCAGGCCACTGGCGTGCCGCCGACCAGCCAATTGCTCGGCGTACCCACCCCGCTGGCCCCCGGCAGCCTGTTGTTGCAACAGGGCGCAGCCGGGGCCGGCCCGCGACTTGAAGGCGAGCTCAACATTCGCTTTGAAAACGCGCCGCCGGGCATGCGTGCCGGGCAAGTGCAAACCAACCAGCCGGGTTTGACGATATCGCCAAACGTCGGTTATCGAACCCTCGGCGCAGGAGCCGGATCATGAGTACATGGCGTGACAGCCTGCTGCCAGCGTCTTTCCGGGGCGTCGGTTTTTTCATTGAAAAAGCCGTCGTCCCGGCAGGCCGCAAGGGGCAGTTGCATGAGTTTCCACAACGCGACGAGCCTTATTTCGAGTCGCTGGGCAAACAGTCGAAAGTGCATACGCTGACGGGGTTCATTGTCGGTCCCGACTGTTTCGAACAGCGAGACAAATTGCTGCAGGCACTGGAGCAGGAAGGTGCCGGCGAGCTGGTACATCCCTGGCTGGGTCGCGTGCAGGTCCAGGTTGGCGAATGTGGTGTTACACACAACCTGAGCGAAGGCGGACTCGTCCGGCTGGACCTGAAATTCTATCCGGCCAACCCGCTCAAGTTTCCCGTGTCGACGCTCAATACGCGACGGCAGTTGCTGGGCGCATCCGAGAGCCTGCTGGACTCGGCGCTCAGGCGCTACCGCTCGGTGATGGCTACAGTGGACGCGGTGCGTATCAATATTCAGGCGCTGCGCAGCGCCCTGTCGGGTGTATTCGCGACCATTCAGCGGCAGTTCACACCGTTCATGACGATTTATTCGGATGTCACCGCGCTGGTGCATTCGCTGGTCAATGCGCCGTTGACGGTCAGCACGCTGTTTAGCACGTTCTTCGCCAGTTTCGACGGTGACAGTCGTCGAGCCAGAAGAGCGAACGGCACCAGCAGTATTGGCGGGGCGAGTACCGGAACGGATGCCGGCTCAGGTTCCGGCAACTCGACAGGGGGCGGCTCAGGCAATGGTTCCGCGAGTGGCAGTAACGGCACCGCTGCGAGCAGCGCGGCAGCAAGGTCCGGCAGCAATGGCGGGGTGTCCTCTGTTGAAACGGTCGATTACCGGTCGGTGATTTCCGAGGCCACGCAACAGGCGGAAGCGGTGTCCGGCATCAATCTGGTCAGCCAGAGCAGCGGGCTGGATACCGGCGTGACGGCGCAGGCCGCGGCCAATCTGGTCCAGGATGCCTTGTTGGTCAAGGTGGCGAAAATCGTCGCGAGCATGCCGGTTGCGACGACCGTCATGCCGCTCACTGTGGTGCCGTCGCTGGATCAGCAAGTGACGCAAGCACTGCAGCGCGTCGATGTGCCGGTTGCCGATGACGTCATCGAACTGCGCGACACGCTGAGTTCAGCCATCTGGGAAGCGTCGTTGAAAGCCGACCCTGAACATTACCTGGCGCTCAACACGTTGCGTCAGGCGTTGATCAGGCACCTCAACGCGGTGGCGGCCTCTGGCGTGCGTCTGGTGGACCTGAAGGTGTCCGAGCCTTTGCCCGCGCTGGTGCTGGCCTATCGCCGATTCGGTGACGCCAGCCGGGCGCAGGAAATGGTGCAGCGCAATCGGCTGGCCCATCCGGGTTTCGTGCCGCCGGGCACGCTGAAGATCGCTCAGGAGTGACCCATGATCGACCCTAACGTTGTCACCCTGACGGTTGACGAGCACGACTATGCCGGCTGGAAGTCGGTGGAAATCTCTGCCGGGATCGAGCGTCAGGCGCGCAGCTTTGACGTGAGCATTACCTGGCAGTGGCCGGGCACTGAAATCTCGCATCCGATCACGCCCGGCGCCGCGTGCGAAGTGCGTATCGGCGGCGAGTTGATTCTGACCGGTTGGGTGTTTGCCGCGCCGATCAGCTATGACGGCAAGCAAGTCACGCTAAAGATTTCCGGGCGCTCGAAAACCGCCGACCTCATCGACTGCTCTGCCATCAACAAGCCGAGTCAGTGGAAGGAGGTGGGGGTGCTGAAGATCGTTGAAGCGCTGGCTGCTCCCTATGGTTTGTCGGTGATCAGCGAAATACCGGAAACCTCGAAGATGGCCGATCACACCATCGAGCCTGCCGAAACCGTGTTCAAGTCCATTGACCGGCTGCTGACCCTGTTCCGGATTTTTTCCACCGATGACGAATACGGCAATGTGGTGCTGGCCAGGCCGGGTAGTCGCGGGCAGAGCGCAGACGCGCTCGAACTTGGCAAGAACGTGTTGAGCGCCGTCATCGCGCGGGACTTTTCCGGGCTTTTTTCCGAGTACCGGGTCATCGGTCAACAAACCGGTAATGACCAGACGTTCGGCAAGGAGTCGTCGGAGGTCTCGGCCGAGGTCACGGATAACCGGCATGACGATCCCGCGCATAAAAAGCGGCTTCGCGTACTGGTCGTTCATGAGGATGCGCCGATCACACCCAAACTCGCCCTGAGTCGCGCCAATTGGGAGCGTGGTCAGCGGGCTGGCAAGGCGCTGCTCACCACCTACAAGGTCCAGGGCTGGCGGCAGTCCAACGGGGCGCTCTGGCGGCATAACACCATGGTCCGGGTGATCGATCCGGTCATCGGTTTTACGAGCCGCAACATGCTGATTTCAGCCGTGACCTATTCGCTGAGTGACCAAGGCACGATCACCACACTGGTGGTCGGTCCGCCTGAAGGTTTCCAGGCCGAGCCGGGTGACCCCAACAAGCGCAGCAAGGTGCAGGTCAATCAGGATGCTTACTCCTGGCTGCTGCCCATCGACGAGGAAACAACCTCATGAGCTTACTCAATCGCATGCTGGTGCGCGGCACCGTGGTGCTCGCCAGGGCCAGCAGCAAAATGCAGGCGCTGCAAATGCGCCTCACCGCCGGAGAGGTCAAGGACGACATGGAGCACTTCGAACCCTACGGTTTCACCAGCAATCCACTGGCCGGCGCTGAAGGTATCGCCGCGTTCATTGGTGGCGACCGGTCGCACGGTCTGCTGCTGGTGGTGGCCGACCGGCGCTATCGGCTCAAAGGGCTGGAGTCGGGCGAAGTGGCGATCTACACCGACGAGGGCGACAAGATTCACCTCAAGCGCGGCAAGGTCATCGACATTGAAACCGACACCTTGAACATCAAGGCGACGGTGGCCGTGAACTTCGACACACCGCAGATCACCCAGACCGGAAAGATCGTCTCCCAGGGCGACCAGCTCGCCGCGGGTATCAGCCAGATCAGCCATCTGCACGGCAACGTGCAGGGCGGGAATGGCCAGAGCGGGCCGCCCGTTGGAGGTGCCGGATGATCATCGAAGGCTCTCTGCAGGCGTCTCTGCTGCGCTCGGTGGTCATCAGCCTGTTCACCTGGCGACGTGCTGAAGCGGACGACCCGTTCGACGATGCCGAGCGCTATGGCTGGTGGGGCGACACCTACCCGGCACAGGCCAATGACCGCATCGGTTCCAGGCTGTGGCTGCTGCGCCGGGTCAGGCTGACTGCCCAGACCCAGCGCGACGCCGAGTTCTATGCCCGCGAAGCGCTCGACTGGCTGATCGAAGATGGCCAGGTCCAGCACATCAACATCCTTACCGAACAGGTTCAGAGCAACCGCCTGAACCTGGGCGTCGAGCTGGTCGTCTCGGACGGTCAGATCGTGCGTTTCAACCCTTCTGAACAGTGGCAGGTGATTTATGCCGTTTGAAACACCTACGTTACCGGCGCTGATCAACCGAACCCAGGTCGACCTCGCCGACGAAGCGCTACGTCAGTCCGATGCCCGGGTATTGTCCCGCGCGCACAGCGGTGCGGCCTACGGGCTGTACGGCTATCAGGACTGGATCGCCGACCAGATTCTGCCGGACACCGCCGACGAGGAAACCCTCGAGCGGCAAGCCATCCTGCGCCTGAGGCAACCGCGCAAGGTGGCACAGGCCGCTACTGGCACGGTGCGCTTCAGCGCTGCAGCCGGCGCGGTGCTGGATGCGGACACTGTGCTGCAGTTCAGCGATGGACGCTTCTACCGTGTCACCAAAGGCGTCACCACAGTTGCGGGCAATAACACGACCACGGTCGAAGCGGTGGATGCCGGTGTTCTGGGCAACGCGGATGCCGGTCTGGTGATGACTGCCGTGCAACCGGTCGAAGGCATCGACAGCACCTTCACCGTCATTGCCGACGGACTGTCCGGCGGCATTTCGCAGGAAAGTATCGAGTCGTTGCGTGCGCGTGTCGTGCGCTCCTACCGGGTCATCCCGCATGGCGGCAATCAGGATGATTACGTGACCTGGGCGCTGGAAGTACCGGGCGTGACGCGTGCCTGGTGTGTGCGCCGGTTCATGGGGCCGGGGACGGTGGCGGTGTTCTTCATGCGTGACGACCAGGCCGATCCCATTCCTGACGCTGAGCAGCTCGCTGCGGTCGCGGCGTATATCGAGCCGCTGCGTCCGGTTACGGCGGATGTGTATGTGCTGGCACCGGTGCAGAAACCGGTGGTCTACACGATCCGGCTCACACCGGACACCTCCGCCGTGCGGGCGGCGGTCGAGGCGCAGCTGCTGGACCTGCACAACCGTGAGGGCGGGCTGGGCGAAACCCTGCTGCTCACGCACATCGCCGAGGCTATCAGTCGCGCGACGGGCGAAACCGATCATGTGCTGGTTTCACCCGTGGCCAACGTTACCGCGGCGGCCAACCAGCTGCTCACGTTCGGGGGTATTCAATGGTCTTCATAAGAACTGCCGAACACTACGCCGGGCAACTGCAGGCGCTGTTGCCCCCCGGCCCAGCGTGGGATCCGGAGCGGGTGCCGGAATTGCAGCAGGTGATTACCGGGCTGTCCCGCGAGTTCGCGCGCATCGATGGCCGCGCGTTCGACCTGCTCAACGAGATGGACCCCGCCACCGTCAGTGAGCTGGTCCCGGACTGGGAGCGGGTGATGAACCTGCCCGACCCGTGCCTGGGGCTCAAACCGTTGTTCGCTGACCGGCGTCTGTCGGTGCGCCAGCGGCTCGTGGCAACAGGAGGGCAAAACGCGGCGTTCTACATCGACATTGCCATCAGCCAGGGCTACCCCGATGCCACCGTGACCGAACACCGAGCGCCCCGTATGGGGCGTTCGCGTTTTGGCCAAGCGTACTTCGGCACCTGGAACGCGCAATTCATGTGGACCCTGAACACCGGCGGGCGCCAGCGCCTGGGCCGACGCTTCGGGGCCAGCTACTGGGGAGAGCGGTTCGGGGTGAATCCCGGGCTCGCAATCGAATGTTTGATCCGTCGAGCAGCACCGGCGCACAGCGTCGAATTCGTAAACTTCAACTGAGGAACACAATGTGGATTATCCCAAGAGTGTGCCGGGCGTAGGCTTGGCAAGCGGCAAGTTTGTAGATGAAAACCCGGCGACCGGCATGCCCGGCTCGCTTATTCCTGCGCAGTGGGGTAACTCGATCACGCAGGAGATTTTGAATGCGATGGCGGCCGGTGGTGAGCAGCCTGATGAAACCAGAACAGACCAGCTCGCAACCGCAATTACGCAGATTGGTTCGCAAGTCAGGCAGGCCTATAAAGGTGCCGGGTTTGGCTACACCGCTTCTGAAACTCTGTTGCCCGGAGCGGCGGGGCATTGGCACAGAATCAACCTTGGGGGCATCACGCTGACCTTGCCTCCCAAAGCGAACGTAGTGGTAGGTAAGTCGATAACCTTTCATAACGCATCGCCAGCAGCGGCAACTATCAAGGCCAATGGTGCTGAGATCATCTCCCTATACGGTGCCGGCAGCAATACGTTGAAGCTCAATGCGGCGGAGTGGGTAGAGCTTGTTTTTAATACTGACGCGATCTACATCACCAAGCGCGGCAAAATGACAGAGGTAGAGGAGGTCGACTCTCAAAAAGTGTTCTCTTTCACCACCGATACAGTTTTTACAAGAGACCAGATGGAGTTGCTGCTACTGGATGCCACTGGCGGCAATCGTGCGTTCACACTGCCCTCCTCAAACGCGGCACTAGGTGTCAAGGACGTCATTGTTCGCAGAATAGACGGCAGTGGCAACCGGCTGACCGTTAATGCAAGTGCCGGGGAAAAGATCAGGTTTCATACCCATCTAAATGCTGCTGGTTATTCCTTTCTGGTTCTGATGGGGGCTGGAGACTGGTGGCATCTGCGCAGCGATGGTGCCGGGAGTTGGTGGCCGGTAGGACGCTACGACAACACACCTCTGGGACGACCCGTCTTCGAAACAACGACGTTGTTCAGCCCAGGAGGATACGGAGCGTTGAACGGTGGGCTTCTCAACCGCGCCGACTGGCCGTGGCTTTGGGATCATGCGCAAAAGTCCGGGATGGTTTACACCGAAGCAGCTCGTACCGGCAAGGAAGGTGGATGGAGCAGTGGCGACGGCGCCCTGACCTTCCGAGGGCCCGAAGGTAGGGGCGAGTTCCTGCGGGTACTGGATGAGTCTCGTGGCGTCGATACGTCGCGTGTCGCCGGATCTTGGCAGGACGGCACTTGGCTGAGGACGGTGGCTCAGGAGTGGAGCGGGTCTGACATAGAAACGGGTACTTACTTGTTGGGCAGTGGTCACGCCCAGGCAGATGGACGCCTCAACTCCACAGGCCCTAATGGCTTGTTGCCGATCGGTGCATTGGTTCCAGCTGGAGGTTCTGCGTATCTCCGTGAAACGACAGATAACGGCGTGACGGGAGCTGCTATGAGAGACGACCAGCAACCGATGAACAACTGGATTCGTTTCCGTAGCCGCAACATGGCCTATCCCGGCCGTATTAAACTGATCTGAGGACATTATGCCTACTTACTTGATAGACGACTCTGGGGCCTTGATAGGGCCTGTTGAATTACCGGTTGTTCCTGGACTGGGCGAGCAAACGCCCAGCAATGCTGTAAGCATGACCGAGTTGCTTAACGAACCGAACACAGGATTTGCCTGGACACTGATAAATGGTGAGCTGCAGCAGGTCATAGATCGCCGTGGCTTGATGTATCGAATAAACGACGGCTCGGTAGAGGAGTGGAGCAGCCTCGGTCTGCCGCCTGAACGGCTCACCGCCAAACAATGGCCCGGCAAGTATTACGTTTGGCGAGAGGGTGAATGGGTTCTTGATACGGAAGCGCAGAAGGCCGCTTTGGCTTCCGCCGCTCTGCTGGTTCGTGACCAGCGTTTGCAGGAAGCAGCTACACGTATCGCCCCGTTGCAGTATGCCGAAGAACTGGGAGATGCCACCGAGGCGGAGAAGGCAAGTTTGCTCGAATGGAAACGCTATAGCGTAGAACTGAACCGGATCGAGCAAACCCCGGATTACCCTCTCCAGATCAAATGGCCTTCACCGCCCTCGGGTACAACTGCCCTGTAGACATGACTGCGAGAGCGGTTTTTTTTTGCCCGTGCCTACAGAACAGCTAGCCCCGGTAGGGCGCAAGTACAGACGAACTGCCCCGCTCTGAGGGGGCGTTGTTTTATTCGCCATTTAATCTCGCTTTTGAACAGGAGAGCCTTGTCGACTCAAGGGGTGGGCTCGTCCCGCAAGCCCCAGAGGAGTATCAATTCCTGTCAACCAGCAACAACAACTCAACATCATCCCTGACGCCGGCCCCACCGCCGGCGTTTTAGTTCCTGTCATCAAACGAAACAGGAGGTCCGCCGACGCCCGTAAGCGTCAATCATTCATAAACCCATACTCTCTCACTAGAAAACCGAAGGTATTCATATGTACACAGTAATAAGCGCTCGTGATCCACGTTGGTCCGATATGGCACACACATACATTAATCTGTGGGTGTTGTTTGCAGAGTTTAAAGACACTTACGGCGAGGTGCCTTTTAGTGCGTCTCCCAACGACTCCGCTGCTCATGGCGTCGATCTGTTTAACCGTGCCCTCGCCGGTGAGTTCGGCCCGGTTCTCGAGCCGACCGAGGAGGCGGTCCTGCAGCTGGTGACGAGTCAGCGGAATAACTTGTCAAGTAACGCTACTTATCGAATCCACTCGTTGCTGGACGAACTGGATATTCTTCAAGACGCCATAGCAATGAATCTGGCGACCGAAGAGCAATTGAAATCCGTGCCAGCCCTAAAAGCTGAGCTGTACGCGTTCCGTCTTTATCGCGTGCAGCTTTCCCTAATTGACACATTGCCAGGTTACCCAAGGAAGTTCGACTGGCCAGTGGCGCCTGCGCAGCCTTTTGTGTATATGCCACCTTCTGAGTAGTTAGCCATTTGGCAGGGCGTGCGCGAAAACGAATTGCATCCGGCGCCAGCTATGAGGCTGGAGTTGTTGTTTCTGCTTTCGCTATGGCCGCGACCTGCCGATATGACTGCTGCTAACGACTCAGGTCAATGATGGGGCTTTTTTTTACCCGTAATGCGCGTCGTTCTTGAGTCACGAAAGCTTCGTCCGATTGGGGGCACTGACGAGCGTCATAAGCAAGGAAGGAGTAACCATGCCTATCAACCAGCAACAACTACTGCAAATCCTCCCCAACGCCGGCTCTAAAGCCNTTCCTGCTCTCAACATCGCCATGGCCCGCTACGCCATCAACACTCGCCTGCGTATCGCCGCGTTCATCGCTCAGATAGGGCATGAGTCCGGGCAGCTTCGTTATGTGCGCGAGCTGGGTAGCGACAGCTATCTGGCCAAGTACGACACGGGCCAGTTGGCGCTGCGTTTGGGCAACACGCCAGAAGCAGATGGCGACGGTCAGTTGTATCGGGGCCGTGGGCTGATTCAGGTGACGGGGCGGACCAACTATGAGGCGTGCGGGGAGGCGCTCGGGCTGGACTTGCTTGCCCAGCCACAACTGCTCGAACAACCCGACCACGCCGCCATGTCGGCGGCGTGGTTCTGGGACCGGGCCAACCTCAACGTGCTGGCAGACCAGGGTGATTTTCTGATGATCACCCGCCGCATCAATGGCGGTACCAACGGCCTGGCGGACCGGCAGGCGCTTTACCAGCGGGCATTGGAGGTGCTGCCGTGAAAATGCCGGATCTGCGATGCCTGATCCTCGCATTCGTGCTGGGGTCAGGGCTGGGTACCTGGGCCGCCTGGAAATGGCAGGCGGCCCGCTATGGCCTGCAACTGTCCACGCAAGCGCTGACGTGGCAGCGCGAGCGCGAGCAGGCGGCGCTGGCGGTCGTCGACTGGCAGAACGCCGAGCAGGCACAACGACGGGCGCTGGAAGTCCGTTTGCACACCAACGATACAACCATCCACAAGGAGTTGAGCGATGCACAGACTGCTCAGGCTCGTTTGCGTGATCGCCTGGCTACCGCTGATTTGCGCTTGTCAGTCCTCCTCGCCAACAGCCCCGCCAAGCGCGATGGCATGCCAGCCGGCACCGACACCGGCGGCGTGGTTCATGGAAGCCCGCGAGGCGAACTTGACCCAGCGGCTGCTGGACGAATTGTCGCCATCACCGACTACGGCGATCAGGGATTGATCGCTTTGAAGGCCTGCCAAGCCTATGTGCGCGAGATTGCGCACTGATGTTCCTCTCGGCTCCCCACCTCCCAGGCCATCGTGCCCCTGCCTCAATCCCGCCTCCGCAAGGAGGCGCGGCCCTCTTTTCAGCCTTTAACTGCTTTTCAATCGGCGCGGCCCGGTACATTCATATTGCACCGGCCGATTCGGTACGCTAATGTCCTGAAACGTACCGATGAGACCCCTTCCGTGACGACAGTCAGCAAGCTTTTGATGCGCGTTATCAAGGCTCACGCCCGTTGGCGTTGGCGCGCCTGACTATTTCCTTGCCGGCCCTGCCGGTCCCGTACCTGTATGCCTTCGATTTTGTGATGTTTTTCTCCGTCCCCCGGCCTTGTGGCTGACGAGGGGATGCATGAGTGAAGCAGAATCCGGAAGGCCTGAATCAAGTCAGTAAATCAAAAGGTTGATAGCAAAATGCTGCTGATGATCGATAACTATGATTATCGTCCACTGTTGTCCGGTGTCGTCTTTTTTCGCGTCTTAGGTCTCGGTTTTCCTAGCTGATTCATCCGTCATCGTCCGTTGTTGAACGGAGACATCCAGACAAAATGCGGGTATGGTTGCGGGTATAAAATACTGGATACCCGCATACCCTCATGGCTCTTACCGACCTCAAGATCCGCCAGGCGAAGCCGGGCAAAACCTCCTCCAAACTAACCGACAGTGGCGGCCTGTATCTTGAGGTCACTACGGGTGGTTCAAAGCTCTGGCGCTACAGGTTTCGTCTCGCAGGTAAAGAAAACACTTACGCGATTGGCTCCTACCCCGATGTGTCGCTTTCGGATGCGCGCACCGAGCGGGATGTAGCGAGGGATCTGGTCAAATCGGGAAGGAATCCTGCGCACGTGCGGCAAACCGAGAAGGCGCAGCAGCTGACCGAAAATCGCAATACGTTCAAGATCGTGGCGCAGGAGTGGATTGAGAAGCGGCTGGCCCAGCGCACTCAAAAGTATAGAGATCAGATCGAGCGGGCATTCGTTAACGATGTCTACCCGAGAATAGGTCGCTTACCCCTGCGTGAAATTACAGCTGCCCAGGTATTGGAGATCATCACTGCAATGGACCGTCGCAACGCGACCACCTTGGCGCTGATGGTCAGGCAGTGGATCTCTGCCGTGTTCTGCTATGGGGTGGCGACTCTGCGTGCGGACTCTGATCCAGCGGCAGCGGTGAGAGGTGCGATTAGGCGGAACGAGGTCAATCACAGCCGCCCAATGAGTCTGGTAGAGCTGAGGGAGTACTTCAAGGCAGTCAAAAACTACGGTGGTCATAGACGAACCGTAATTGCGCTCTACCTGTTGCCGATCTTGTTCGTTCGAACCGTCGAGCTGCGCTTGGCAGAGTGGTCCGAATTTGATTTGGATGCTGCATTGTGGACGATACCGGCCCAGCGCATGAAGAAACGTAAGATTCATCTGGTGCCGCTGCCCGAGTCCGCGCTGGGCCTGTTGCGTGAGCTTCGTGAGATAACGGCTGGTGACCTTTTGTTTCCCGGAATGCGTCATCCCAAGGAGCCAATCAGTGCTACCACTTTAAACCGTGCGCTTGAGTATATGGATCTGAAAGGTTGGCACTGTCATGATTTTCGTGCAACAGCATCCACTCATCTACACGAGTCTGAGCTATGGTCTAGTGAAGTGATCGAGCTACAGCTGGCGCATGTCGAGCATAAGAAAAGCAAGGCAGCCTATAATCATGCATCGTACCTACCTGCACGAAAAGCGTTAATGCAGTGGTGGGATGACTATATTTTTTATAGTGAGGATAATGAATGAAAAATGTGAAGCTATTTGATACAGCCGCCAGTCCAGATAGAATCTTATTGGAGGTGGTAGTCGATGGTGTTGTCGGTATATTTGGTGGACGACTTGCTGTACGGGATCTTGCAGGCGAGGTTGGGGGCCTGGCTAGAACTAAGGGGCTATGCGTTAGTCAAGAAGGTGGTTATATCTGTGCAGGGCCGACGTACAATCACTCTAGGACAGAGCTGGCATACATTTTTGATGAAAATAAATATAGCCCTGACGAAGCACTGAAGGCCGTTGAAGATACTTACGACAAACTTCACCCTTGAAGTCAATTTGTAACTCTGAAAGCAGGCTTTATTCCGGGTGCCTGCCTTCAGATTGATCAGGCCGCAAATCTCGCGAGCTTCTGATTCTCAATCCACACCTGAACTTCCTTTTGTGACCAGCGGGAAAAGCGTCCAAGCTTGGTCGGTGCAGGAAAAGTACCGGCAGCGATGAGTTCGTAAATCGTCGACTTACCGAAGCCAGCTTGCCGACATACCTCTGGGAGTTTGATCAATATATCAATATCATTCTCGCTCATGCGGCTTCCCCCAACTGGACGTTCGTATCTTTAAAATCATCAGCTCCCGAGTCACACAGCCCGTAAGCGCTGGAGCAGGCCGTCGCATCTGTGGCGATCATCAGATCGTATTGGATACCCCCTCGTGCCGTTTTGGACCACTCTACTGCCTGTCGGATACTTGCTATTTCCATCACTTCTACTGCGGTCATGTTTGCAATGGAGCCTTTTGGATGTTTCGCGTTGGAACCGGCGAAGAAAGTGGCAGCTCCGCGTTTGCTAGCCTGCTGAGTGATTCGCTCCCATTGGTCAATTCGGTCGATTACTTCGGGGAAGCGTAGGGCGATCTCTCTCAGTTCGTCTTTGCGGCAATTGATGCAAGGCATGCATCCAACCCTCCCCATCCCTTGTGAGTAGAGTGGGTTCGGCTTGATGCCCATGTAGCGGTGCGCTTCAAACACAGCAGGAATATCCCACTTGAGGATTGGCCGGTAGTTGTACAGACCGCCACCGACTTCATCGCACTCGGGTAAATACCGCCGATTGATCGACTCGTCGGCTCGTACCCCTTGCCAGCTCATAATCATGTCGCCATTGCCCTGGAGTGGAAGTACTACTTGCTCAAGCATCGGGTCGCGTTTCAACTCCATGGTGCAGAACTGTGCTTTGCGGCTGGGAAAGCGGCCTTTCCAAATACATAGGTCAAGGAACGGATTGCCGGTGGGCTGCAGCACACCCAGTGCTGCCTGTACCACTGCTTCATCAATGCCTTGCTCGCGCCATTTGGTTTCGATGAACCTACGTTTGCCTTCGATGCGCTGGGTAAAGTCAGCCTTTACACGGGTGATAGTTACACCCGTGGCCAAGGCGAGGTAATCGAGGTACTCATAGGTCTGCTCGTGCTCGTTGCCGGTGTCTGCGAAGACGGCCTGCAAGTTGGGAGTGTCCAGGGCGATTGCCACCAACAAGGTAGCAGTGCTGTCTTTGCCACCGCTTACACTCACTATGTTGTGCGTATTCATGGCTTCACCTGCTTGAACTCAACCACCCAAACCCACGGGTTGGCGTTCCAGTTCTCGTGCCCGTTGAGCGAGACCCAAAGAATCGAGAACAGCTCCTCTTCTGAGTAACCAATACCGTCTGGGTCAAGATGGTCGCGGCAGCTCGTTACGCCCTCTGCAAATGCTTGTTCCGGCGTGATGTCTTGCAGCCGTTCGATGCGTACATCTGTTATTTCCAACAGAATCCGTGACGCCCATCGCGGCATGTGGATGCTGGGCCGCCATTTAAAACCGTAGGAGTCGCCAGCTACATCTATCCGATAGATGCAGTGCCTCGGCTTGCGAAGGGCTGCTGGAACGGCGCAGATTTTTTTGCCTGTTCTCACCCACGCCGAGTAACTAAAGGTGTGGTTGCTCCAGGAATCATGTCCGGCGTCGGGGCAGGGTATCCATGTCTCGCGTACCCAAAGCCGGTCACCTGGCTGGCCGTAAGGGCAATCAGCTGTGTGTACACCTGCCATTTGCGCTTCATGTCCCTCGACAAGCTCCGTGTGTGGAGTACGGGGAGGCGTTTCCATCAACCGGCGCGTTACTGTCTTCTGTCCTGCCAGTAATGCGTGCGTCATCGGCCCGTTGAATAGTATGGGGCGCTCTTTAGCCATCGCGGTGTTGGGCGTGGCCATGTTACTGGGCCCGCTCTGAACCCGTCTGGTTGGAATTGTGCTGAGCATCGCGTTATAGGCGAATGTCAGCTCCCGAGGGTGGGCATCGCGCTGATGAAGCATCATCGCAAAGTTGGCAATGTCCTCGAAGTTGCCAGGGTTTCCCTTGGGAATATGCCCGACCAACATCTCTGCCAGCGTTCTATCCTGCACCCTGGTTTCACTCCAGCCACGAAGACCTTTAGCGCGAGCCTCAGCCAGCTTTGTTTTCATGGCTGCTGCGAATTTGTCGACGGCCAAATTATCGGGGTGTTGGTGTACTTGGCCAGGAAAGAGACGGGCGCAAAAGGCATCCAAATCTGCAAGGTATCGAGTTGCATCTGGAGTACCGAGATTCTCGACCAGTGTGCGTGACTTACCGAGGAGGGCTACGCTGTCGCTCAGCACAGCGAGGGACTCGGTAAGTTGCCTACGTGCTTTGTCACGCGCTCCCGTGCGGCTCATGCCTTCACCTCATTCGCGACCGTAGCGCTGGCCTGCAGGCCACACTTCGTGCATCTCAGCCCAATGTCTGAAAGGCTGGGTTCATGATCGTTGGGAAAGCGGTACAGATCTTCCACGGGGCACTCAAACTGGAACGGCCTGTCACTGATCTGCGGCAGGGCCTTACACCCCACCACAGGCTGCGCGGGCGGGCGAATCTGAGCGATTAGCGTTGCATCATGAGTGGCTGCCTCGCGCAGCTTTTCGTGGGGTACAGGCGCTGCGGTGGTGGTGCTGGTAAGAGCAGTAATGCCTGCTGCTGTGCAGCAGAGACTGTCTGTTTTTTGTGTGGCGCTCCAACTGCTGTTGCGGAGCAAAGCGGCTTGAGCCTGGTGGTCAGCCTGTGAGCGATCACCGCCGCTTTCCTCCGATGGTTGGTTGCAAGTTGATTCATCGGACGCTTCTGGTTTTGTGCCGACGACGTAAAGCACCTGCGCCTGGTCATTCTCCTCGACCAGATCGGCCAGTAGCAGTGCGTTCTCGACGTCCTTGCGCAAGGTGCGCAAAGCGTCAGGGCCAATCATCGACCTCAGTCGATTGTTCAGCTCTTTGTTAAAGCGGGTCGTAGCACGGAGTTCGGCAATGGCTTTGGTGTGCTGCTGTTGCAGGTCGCCAGCAGCTTGCGGGCTGAGCCGCAGCAGGGGGATAGGTCGGTTCATGCTGCGTTCACCTGCTGGTCTGATACGCCGAGCGCTTCAGCCATTTGCAACGCCTGCTGCCGGAGCGCCAGACAATCGCGTTCCAGCTTTTTGCCGGTACGAAACGCGCTGAAAGTCTCTGCAGCAATTCTCAGTTTCTCGGCTATATCGTTCAGCGCATCTCGTTCTTGCGCACCAAACGCCATACCTCGCTGGAGTCTTTCGCAGTGTCGCCTCATTTGCTCATTGTCTGTACGGATCAGCCTTAGTGATGCTTCAAGCTCATGGATCGCCAAGACGTCTTGTGCGCGGGGTACTTGTTCGCCGTTAGTGATTCCAACTTTGATGCCGTCACTACGGCCTATCATGTAGCCAAACCACAAAAGCAGTCCGGCTGAAATGATGAGTCCGATCAACACGCAGATTTGAATCGTAGTCATGTGGTGTGCTCCTGGTGAGGTTGCCCGGCTGGTGGTGGCAGCCGTTTTGGTTAGGTCGGTGAGTCAGATTCAGTTTGAGAGTTACCCATGTCTTCATCGGCCTTGTATGCGCGGATGTCGATCAAAGCTGCGACATGTCGAATGTGCGCGAATTTCGGTGCTTTTCGACTCGTGTCCAAGGTGGTGATCGGGAGCGGTATTCGCCCATTCTCAATCTCGGCAACAAACGACCGTTCGTTGAGGTTTCGGAAGTACTGCTCGCGCAGCTTGTCTAGGGGGATGAGTACATCTCCGAAAGTCCGATACAGCAGTTCAACGGTGGCCGCTTCCGGTGCTGGCATCAGACGTAGCGGATTCTGGTTGTGGTCCTTCATGCTGCAGCTTCTTTGGGTGGGGGAATGTAGTCGTACATGTCCATGAGCGCTTCTTGTGCTGTACGTCCACGCCCAAATACGTAACCTGCGCAAGGTCGACGCATCGTTAGGGTAAGAGGGACCCATTGGGGTTGAGTGATGCTGAGGTCGAGCGTGACGTGGGCATCGACCATTTGAAGTTCGCATGCCAAAAACTCAGTAATGGCCAGCAGCTTGATTTGCTCCTGCTGCAATGGCGTTGCCGCAACAGCTTCAAGTAATGCTGCTGAGTTAATGCCAGCAATGACAGCGGCAACGTCGTTCTGGGTGCGCTGTTCTGGCGGAATGCGCAGCAAGTCGATCAGCAACTGGTCAATCGCTTTTTGGTTCATTCGGTTTTCTCCGCTTGGGGTGGTTCCAGCTGTTCAGGCAGTGTCGTTTGGTCAGCTCGCGCAGGTGCTCAGGAACCTCCAGAAGCGCTGCATTGCGTTCTTCCCGCGTATGCAGCGCGACGATCTGTCGAGCGTATTCCCTAGGCCACGTCACGGTGGTCTGCCGGTATTTCAGGTACAGTCAGTCCCAGTTGTTCTGCGAGCCAGCGTATGCCGGGCTGCTTCACTCTGGTTGACTGGCTGTACTGCATGCCCAACTGGTGATGGAACCAGCTACTGTCCTTGACCCGCATGTACTCGCGGTCCCTTGTGGGGTAGGCGGGAAGGTTTCGTTCATTGAGCAGCGCCTTTTCTTTCATCATGGTGATGAGCTTGGGTCTGCTGATGCCAAGTTGCTTGGCGGTCTGCGCTAAGGTGCGTTCCATGACTCCTCCTAGGCCGCGTGCATAGCGGGAGTCGCAATGCTGGCCAGGTGATTGATGGACTCAACGACCTTTTCATGGATTTCGGCATCTGGACCGGACAAAGTGAAGCACTTGGTCCGAGGTTGCCTTACTCCGATAGTCATAAGGGTTGTAGCTGCTGTCCGGGTTCTGTTGCGATGAATCGAGACATGAATCGGCTGTTCTAGGCCAACGTCCAGGCTGAGCATGCCGCCCCGGCGAACCAGATCAAAAACTTGCAGACTCAGTTGCTCATCGAGAACGCTGTATTTTCCATCGATGCGCTTTGCCGTGGATGTACCCAAATCGAGCGCGCCGTTAGCTATCTCTTCGATGAAAGCTCCCAACTGGAGGTGCATCGTCGGGGCGTTTTGCAGAGTCAGGGAGTGGCGTTGGTTACCTACCTCTACCCTAAAGTGCGTTTCCGCTGAAGCGTGTTCGACCTTGAGGCGAAAAGGCAGGGCACCGCTCTTTGCAGAGCGAATGACGTGGTTGAACGTTTCTGTCAGCTTTGCCTGCGCTTTGAGTAAGGCCAGTGTATTGGCGTCGAGCTTGTACTTGCTCATGCTGCCCGCCCTCCGTCGTTTGGGTCGAAGGGTAGTGGTTTCGTAACGGCTCTGAGTTTCGGCTTGCTTGGAATGAAAGTGCAGCCATGGACTACAGCCAGATGGCGAACCTCAAAAACGCGAAGGGGGTCGGTGACTCTAGGGTGGACGTGAATGGTGGTGGCTGTGGTATGCATGGTGTTGCCTCGCTCTGTGGTGGAAGAGTGAGGCAAGTAAACAATCCGTTTGCTTTTTGGTCAACACATTTTGTTTGGTTTTAGATAAGTGACGGTCCCTTGAGGGGGCGGATGGATGACCACCAGAAAATGCGTCCAAGAATCACAATTCTTTGCGCCAAGATGTCGTCAAACTCGTAGTCCTCGTCAGCGTATTCGGAGGAATTGAAGCTCTTCATCCTGATCCCTGCTGGCAAGCGTTGCAAAAATTTGATGCGGAAGTGCCCGTCATGGTCAATCGCGTAAATCTCTCCGTCGATTATCCGCGTCATGCCTGTATCGATACCAACAGTAGCGCCAGAAAGGATCAGTGGATGGTTGCTATCGCCATTGTTTGTTGCGAACACGGCGTTCGACGGATCCACGCCGCAGCTTCGCATAGTTGCTCTGGAGAATCTGAGCTTCGGTCCAGAGACCTCTTGGACTTCGGTACGAGCGACCTTGCCTGGTCCGGATGAAAGCTCGACCTCCTTGTAAAGCCTCAATTCAACCTCATCGTTTTCAAGTGGAGTATCTGAATCCCAAGGGGCTAGAGGCTCCAGTACGTAGAGGGGGGCCTCATTAGCAGCTGCGCGCGTCGGGTTGCGTTCCGTGGTATCGGTGCGCATGGGCACATCCTTACCTTCAAGCCAGTCACGCTCCACGACCAAGGTACGGGCGACCTCTCCAGCCATGTAGGCTGGCACGCCCCTAGACTTCCAGTTCGTGATGTTTTGCTCATTTTCTAGGTCCAGCACGCGCGCAAATTCCGCGCCTGTCAGCCCGGAATCTGCCAGTGCTTGCCGGAAGCGTTGCCCTTTGAGGAATAGCGGTTGTTTGCTCATAAACAGAATGTTACAGCGCTTGCATCAAAATGATAACAAACGTATTGTTTGCATATTCCTTTCATTTTGTTTGAAGTGGGTAACCTCATGAGTACGCCTGATCAGATCTTTGATTTGATACTGCGGGTAGCGGAAGAAGCCGGTAAGAGCCCATCGCAGCTCGCACGCGAATGCGAGATTAGCCCGCAGCGGTTGTTTAACTGGCGTCATAGAGGCGTGCCAGTGGCTCAGGTTCGGCCGCTCGCCAAAGCACTTTGTGGCGCTATTTTGCCGCATGAGCTGCGACCTGATTTACCTGAGATATTTCCTGCACCTGAAAGCATTGATGTCGTTAAAGCTGCATAGAAAAAAGGCGACTCAAAGGTCGCCCAGTTTCCCCCTGCACGCGCCACCACAGCGGAGCCGGGCCGCAATGAAGGTTGACGGGCACACCACATGCAATTCGTCGGTCTTCATCGCGTTTTCAAGGCACGGATGCCTTGAGTTGCTGCCTCTTCCACCACAGAGCGGGCAGCTGTTGCGCCAGAGGTAGACGACGGATCGTTTGCCTCGGCACGGTGCCGGTAAGACCGGCGTGTGGACCCTTTCAAGCCACGCGGCAAATGTATCACCACTACATGCTGCGCGGCACTGGCAACTTACAAGGATTAATGCCATGAGCCGAATTGCTCTGAGTTGTGTTGAACGGGCGCAGCGGGAGATCCTGCCGCTCGACCTGGCCCTTTACCATGCTGCAAGGGACTATCCTGGCGGCGCTGCTGCAATTGCCGTCACCACCGGCAGAAATCCCACCACCTTGCAACATAAGCTTTCGCCGACTCACCCAAGCCACACCGTCAACATTCAGGAGTTCGGGGAGATCCTGGAGCTCACCAAGGATCGCCGCATTCTGGACGCAGTGCATGCCTTGGTTGGTGATACGACTTGGCAGGAGTTGGCAGAGGCTTATACCAACGACATGCCGGAGACGTTGACCACGGGCATTGCGGAATACTTCCATCAGGTTGCGAACCTTGCCGAGACATGGGCGAAGAGCATCGGCGATGGTGTTGTGAGCGATCAGGAACTGGCTGAGATTCGCCTGCAGGTGTTTCGCGGGATTCAGGGCCTGCTCGGGTTGTTCAACCGTGCCTCCTACGTCAATCAGACGACGCGGGGTACTGACCATGGCTGACATTGCCGACTTAGCTAATGACCTGGTGCAAGAGCGCATAGACCAAGCCCTCGCTGCTCGGCTTGCGGCAAAACCTGCACTCGCGCTTCACTCGTTTCTTTTTTGCGAAACCTGTGAAGAGGCCATTCCCGACGCACGACGTATTGCATTGCCCGGCTGCACGCAATGCCTGACCTGCCAATCCCTGCTGGAATTGCGTGAGGCCCGTCATGCTCGATGAGGTGTTGGGGCAATTCGCTGACTATGGCCTGGAGCCTGCTCAACCGTTGGTGTTCGGCAAGTTGACCCGTTGCAAGACATCCCAGGACAAGGGAAAGGAAAAGAACGGTTGGTACGTCATTCACGAGCATCGGACCGAAAAGAACGAGTCGCTGATCTTCGGCAGTTTTGGCGACTGGCGTTCGGGTGAGACTCAAAAGATAAAGGTGAAAGCGGGTCGAATGTCGCCCGAAGAGCGTGAGGTCATGCGCGCTCGTCAGGAGGACGCAAAGCGCCGCGCAGCTGAGGTTGCTGCCAATGCTGCCCGTCGTGCTGCTAGTCGGGCGGCGGGCATGTTCAAACGCATGCCTGATAAAGGCAAAAGCGCTTATCTGGATCGCAAGCAGATCGTCGGGTTTCGTGTTCGCTACGCGCCGCGTTCAGGCGCTGTGCTGGTCCCGATGAGCAACGCCCGCGATCAGATAGTCGGCCTGCAAGTGATCTACCCGGAAAAGCAACAGGATACCGGACGCGACAAATCCTACTGGCCCTATGGCATGTCAAAGGAGGGGGCGTTTCATTTGATCGGCCCTGAGCCTGAGCCCGGTGAGCCGTTACTGATCTGTGAGGGATATGCCACCGGCGCTAGCCTGCACATGGCGACTTCATACGGAGTCGCCATTGCTTTTGATGCAGGCAACCTGCTCGCGGTCGCGAAGCTAATGCGTGACCGTCTCCCTGGTCGACCGATCATCATCTGCCGCGATGATGACTGGAAGACCAAACGCCCGAATGGGCAGCTTTGGAACCCCGGCGAAGAAAAGGCTACCAACGCCGCCCTGATCGTTGGTGGGCAGGTCGTTGCGCCTATCTTCTCGGTTGAGCGTCATGACAAATGGACTGACTTCAACGATCTGCATGTCGCCGAGGGTTTAGAGGCCGTCCGCCGTCAGGTGCTAGCGGTCGTCAGGCCCCCAGCGGCAGGTGGTTGGAAAGACCAGCTGGCACGCAGTGAGAACGGCGCGCTCATCGCTCACATGCAGAACATAGAACTGATACTCGGTAACGACGAACGCTGGGCTGGTGTCATCAGCTTCAGCGCATTCAGCTCCAAGATCGTCAAGTTGCGGGCCGCGCCTTATGGCGGTGGTACTGGCGACTGGGCTGATATCGATGATATGCGGGTCATGAAGTGGCTGGCTCAGGTCTACAACCTTCGGGTCAAAGCCTCCAGCGTCATCGAGGCGGTGAGCATTGTCGCCCACGACCACGCCTTTCACCCAGTGCGTGAGTACCTGCAGAAGCTTGAGTGGGACCAAGTGCCGCGACTGGAGCAATGGCTCATAGATGTCATGGGGGTTGAACCCTCTGAATACGTCAAAAAGGTCGGCAAGCGGTGGATGATCTCGGCGGTCGCAAGAGTGATGCGGCCTGGCTGCAAGGCTGACTCGGTGTTGATTCTTGAAGGCGCACAGGGCGCTGGTAAGTCCACTGCCATGAGCATCCTCGGGGGCGACTGGTTCATGGACACTCCCTTCGCGCTCGGCGACAAGGACGGCTTTCAGGCGATTCGTGGCAAGTGGATTGTCGAGCTGGGAGAGCTGGATAGCTTCAACAAGGCCGAGAGTACCAAGGCCAAGCAATTCTTCTCTGCATCGACAGACACCTACCGAGAAAGCTATGGCCGGAGAACAAACGACGTGCCACGCCAGTGTGTTTTCGTGGGCACGACCAACCAAGAAGAATACCTGAAGGACGCGACCGGCAACCGACGCTACTGGCCTGTTGCGTGTACGAAGGTCGAACTTGAGCAACTGCGTGAAATACGTGATCAGTTGTGGGCTGAGGCGATGTTTTGCTTCCAGGCAGGCGAGATCTGGTGGGTCAATCGTGACGAGTCGTCCATGTTTGCCGAGGCACAGGACGAGCGCTTCGTGGTCGACGAGTGGGAAGGGCTGATTCTGAATTGGCTGGAAGAGTCACAGATCGGTGAAACCACCAGCGGTAATGAGCTGTTGGGCACAGCGCTGAAGCTTGATGCTGGGCACTGGGGCAAGCCAGAGCAGATGCGCGTCGGCGCAATCATGCACCGCCTGGGGTGGAAGCGGGCGCGATCATCGGTGCTGTCGAAGAGCGGCTTGCGACAGTGGGTATACAAAAAGCCCGCGAACTGGGGCCGGACGTCAGATCTGGTTGTCGAGAAGTTTGATGAGCCGTGCTTCGATGATTAAACGAATTGATGCGATGTTGAAACTTTGGGCTGAAGACCTGCATTCCCCTGCGTCGGGTGGAACCGCTGCAGGCGGGAATATGATCGCCATGCTGATGGAGTGCAAAGGAGAGCTGATACGCGGTACGCGGGGCAGCCGTGTTCTGCTGGATGAGTCTGCCGACATAGAGCTTATCGTCAACAAGCACCTGGCACCCGAGCTGGCGTTGGTCGTGCGTGAGCATTACTGCAACAGCGACAGTTTCCTGCATCAAAAAATCACCCACTGCGGCTGCAGTCGGCAGACCTACTATGACCGGCTGCATCAAGCACACCTGAGCATTCAGGGGCTGCTGTGGGGTAAGGCTGCTTGAGGGCTCTCGCCATTTCCCGCTTGTCCTACCTCGTCCCACTGCCTATCTACGTGGTGGGACGGGTTACAGCCCCGTCTGCCTTGCTCCGTCCCACTGTCCCACCTTTAACCAGCATTCCCACATGTAGCGTAGCGGGCACCGTCACGCGCTATGCGCGCGTCAGCGTGCTTTTAAATACTCTCTCTTTACACGGAGAAATAACAATAAAGGTAGGACAGTGGGACAACGCATTGTTTTCGGGGGATTCAAGCGTCCCACCTGTCTCCAGCCTAGTGGGACAGTGGGACAGGGGCAAAAAAGCGAATAGCCGATTGAGTGTATTCGTCTACATTGCCGGGGCGTTGGTGCTGTGTTGCCTACATATTCGTCGGTGGCATTAATACTGGCTTGCTGCCACCGGAATCCACCTGTAAAAAGTAGTCATCTTCGATAGGTGCGACCGCATAGCGGCTAACGCACTAACAATCAAACCCGGCCAATGCGCCGGGTTTTTTGTTTTTCAGCTCACCCCTAAGGGGGTAACCGGATGCGCACCATGCCCGACAAACCAGATACGTGGGCCAGGATCGTGGCGGCCATTTCAAATCCACTGTGGCAGGGCATGATCATGGCCATCGTCGTCTCTCTACTGCGCATCCTTTACGACGCCAAAGAAACCAGTAAGCGCCGGATCTTGTTCGAAGCGCTGATTTGCGGCTCGTTAAGTCTAGTTGCGTCCAGCCTGATTGAGTGGATGACCTGGCCGCCCAGCTTGTCGGTAGCTGCAGGTGGAACGATTGGCTTTCTTGGCGTTACGGCCATTCGCGAATTGGTGGCCCGCTTCATTGGCCGGAAGGTGGATTCACTATGAAGGCTATCGCCGCTGCAATCATCATCGCGCTGGTGGGTGTACTGCTCGTCGGCATTCAGCAGTACCGGGTCTTCGCTATCACCGGTGCCATGCAACTTGAGACAAAGAGCAAGAACGAAGCCATCGCGGCCAACAAAGAGAGCGAGGCGACCATCACCACGCTACGGGCAGAAGCCAAGCGTAATGCCGACTACCAGGCTGATCTGAGCAAGCGGCTCAAGGCCAGTGAAGGTAAAGCCAAACAGGCGAGGAAAGAATTTGAAGACCTCAAGCGCAACAGCAAGCCCGTTCGTGATTGGGCTTCTCAGCCTTTGCCTGACGGCCTGCGCGGCAAAGCCGGTGGTGGTCACAAAAACGTCAGCGGTTCGAATCGAACCCCCTGAGCTGATTCCTTGCGAACGCATCAACGCCGATGAGGCTGACCTTCGCTCGAACGGCGACGTCTGGGAACTGAAGGATCAGGCCATCAAGCTGCTCGACACCTGTGCCGATCAGGTCGACGCCCAGATCCTGCGCAGCCAGAGCAAGTAGGTCGTGGACCTACCCACGGCCATTCGCACCCTGGCCCGTGATCTCGGCGTTTCGGGTCGAATGACCTGTTTTGGTGCGCCCCGAGAGAGGGGGGACCCTGGGGGTATTCGGGGCATACGGGGCTGGGGACTCGCGGGACTTAGTTAGCGGACGGTTCACCAGCTTAGTGAACTGAGGTGAACAGGTGAACACCCCGTATTTATTGGGTGAACAGGACATTTCAGCATGACAGTGATCAGCAAGACGGACTTCGCAGCACGGCGCGGCTGGGCCAAATCCTACGTTTCCAAACTGGCAAAGCAGGAACGCTTGGTTCTCACGCCGGACGGGAAGGTGGAACTGGAAGCAACCGAAGCGCTGCTGGCCGACTCTGCCGATCCGAGCAAAGCCGCTGTCGCGGCCCGCCATGAAGAGGGTCGCATTGATCGCGGTGTCTACAGCGAGCTTTTGCCGAGCGCCGAAACACCTGCGGTGCAGCCCCCGAGTAAAGGCCCGGACTTTCAGAAGTCCAGAGCGCATCGCGAGTACTACCTCGGGCGGCTGGCCGAGTCTGAGTTTCATAAGGTCCAAGGCAATCTGGTTTTGCGGGAAGCGGTTTCAAAAGCCGCCTTCACCGCTGGCCGTACCGTGCGCGACCTCATGTTCGGCCTCTCTCCCCAATTGGCTCCCGAGCTGGCTGCAATGACCGACCCGTGGCAAATCGAAAAACACCTGACGGGAGCATTCCGCCGCGTCTTTGAGGATGCTATTCGCATGACCACCGCTGACCTTGAACATGCCATGACCGAGAAATAAACCTATGCCCACTGGATATGCAGACGGTGCCGAGGTTTACCGCGAAGCGTATTGCCGTGGGCTTGAGCCCGACCCGGAACTCTGGGTCGATGAATGGGCCGATGAGTACATGCGCATCCCGCGTAACACTGGCGCAGCAGAGCCCGGCCAATACCGGACGGCCCGCACGCCGTATGCGCGTGAGCCAATGCGATGTCTGTCACCGGCTCACCCGTGCAAGCGGGTGGTTACCATGGTGGCGTCGCAGTTGATGAAAACCCAGATTGCGCTGAACTGGATCGGCGCGCTGATCCACCTGTCGCCATCGAACATTCTGGCATTGCTCCCTAGCCTCTTTCTGGCAAAGCGTGTGTCATCGCGGATCAGCAAAACCATCAAAGCGACTCCCGTTCTGCGCGAACGTGTGGCCTCACCGCGCTCGCGGGACGCTCGCAATACCATGGACACCAAAGAGTTCGAGGGCGGATCTTTGTACGCCACCACGGCCGGTTCTGCAGCCAACCTTTCCGAAGTTTCGGCACGGTTTGTTTACGGTGATGAGGTGGATCGCTGGGACGTGGATGTCGATCAAGAGGGTGATCCGATAGAACTGGCCGAAACGCGGGGCAGTACCTTCGGGCGCAACGCCAAGTTCTACTTCTCCAGCTCTCCGACCATTAAAGGCGCTTCGCGTATCGATGACCTGTTCTCGACCAGCGACCAACGCTACTACTACGTGCCATGCCCTACATGTGGGCACATGCAGACGCTGGAGTGGGAGCGCCTGCTGTACTCGCCGGACTTCAGCACCGTCCATTACCAGTGCGCCGGTCCTGACTGCGATGTCCTGATCGAGGAGTTTCACAAGGGTGACATGCTCGCCCGTGGCGAATGGCGCTCACATGCCCAGGGCGACGGGGAGACCGTCGGTTTTCATCTCAATGCGCTGTATGCACCACTCGGTTGGACGAGTTGGCTCACGCTCGCCAAGCAATATGAGAAGGCCAAAAAGGCCCAAGATCGCGGCGACCTTGAACCGATGCAGGTGTTTTACAACACCCGTCTTGCCAAGGTGTGGGACAGCGCTCAGGAGCAGACCAAAGCAGCCGTGCTGCAAGCCCGAGCCCTGCAGGAAAACTACGTGCTGGGCTCTATGCCTGCCGGTGTTCTGTCGCTCACGGCCTCTGTCGACGTGCAGGCCAACCGTCTGGAAATGATGGTGGTTGGCTGGGGCGAAGGCATGGAGCGCTGGATCGTTGACTTCCAAGTGATCATGGGCGATCCCTCCGATGATCGCACCTGGCTAGTGCTGGATGAAAAGCTCAAAGAGCGCTACCGCCACCCGTGTGGCGTGAGCTTGGCGATCCTGGCAACGGGTGTCGACTCAGGGGGGCACCACACTCACGAGGTGTATCAGTTCTGTCGCGTTCGACGCTGGCGCAATGTCTTCGCCATCAAAGGCGCAAGCAAACCCGGCAAACCGGTTATCGCTCAACGGCCCTCACTGGTAGACGTCACATGGAAAGGTCAGACCGAGCGTAATGGTGCGGAGCTGTGGATGGTCGGCACCGACACTGCAAAGGACTGGATTTACAACCGCTACCATCTGGAAAGCGGGCCGGGCGCGTTGCACTTCCCCAAGGATTTGCCCGATGACTTCTTCGCCCAATGTGTGGCCGAGCGCAAGGTTACTCGCTATGTCAAAGGCTTCAAGCGCATCGAGTGGGTGAAGGGCAAGGCAGAGCGTAACGAAGCGCTGGACTTGCTGGTGTACAGCTTGGCGATGGCTAATTACCTGGGGCTGCATCGATACGGTGAACATGACTGGGGCAGGCTCAAAAATGCCTTGGCTCAAGCCGGTCTGTTCGACGACACCGGTCACGCAAAAGCCCCTGTGGCCGAGCGTCTGAGTGTCGAGGCCAAAGCTGAGCCGAAGCCGGAACCTCGACCCCAGCCTGTGGCAGCTGCCGTTCAAGCACCGGTTCGTCCGGCTCCGCAACCCCCGCAACGCCGTGCTTCTACCAGCGGCTATTTGAAGAGGCGTTAAGATGGTTTATGTCGATGAGTGGGCTTCCGAACACATGTGGGTTTCGCAAGACCCTTATAACCATTGTCCAAGTCCATACCTACTTCAGAGAACACCCTTTGCGAAAGGGCCAATGCGCTGTCTTTCACAGTCACACCCTTGCAAGCGTGTAGTTGTCATGGCCGCCTCGCAGCTTATGAAGACTCAGGTCGCCATCAATTGGATTGGTTCGATGGTTCATTCATCACCAGCAAACATACTGGCCCTGCTTCCGACACCTCAGCTCGCACTACGACTAAATTTCCGAATCGATAAGGATTTTAAAGCCACCCCCACTCTTCGCGGTCGATTGACGACTACGGAGAGAGACTTTTATAGCAGGTCTTTCGAGGGCGGAACGCTTCGAGTACTGGCAGCGGCCTCGTTAACCTGCCAGTCGCTTGCTGCTGATTACATCTGCGGTGACAACATTGACTTCTGGCCCGTTGGTTTTGACCAAGGGATCGACCTGATTGAAGCGGCAGAGCGTTGCCACGAAACATCGATACGGAAGCCCAAGTTCTATTTCTCTGGAACTCCAACCAGGCAGTCAGCATCTCGCATTGAAAGTTTGTTCTTGGTGAGTGATCAACGTCATTACTACTTGCCCTGTCCCCATTGCAGACATATGCAAACGTTGGAATGGGAGCGCCTGCAGTATTCGTCGGACTTCCAGTCAGTGCATTACCAGTGCTCAGGCTCAGGGTGCGGTGCTTCGATCACAGAGCAGCACCTGAGCGAAATGCTTCTTATGGGTGAGTGGCGGTCTCACTCAGAGGGCGATGGCGAAACTGTTGGTTTTCATCTCAACGCTCTTTATGCCCAGTCCGGATGTTGGGGGTGGGCTCGTTTGGCTAAGCAATATGAACGGGCCAAAAAAAGCCTAGCTAATGGAGATGTTTGGGAAATGAAGGTGTTCTACAACCACATGCTCGCAAGGAGCTGGGACGAAGCTCACGGCTAGACAGGCCTGATAGCCGTATATCTACATCCACTCAAGTCCATGCTCCGCTAACTCAAGAGAAGTTGATATGGCTTACACCCAGAAGCACCTTGATGCCGTCGAGGCAGCGATAGGGCGTGGCGAAAAGATAGTGCGTTACGCAGATCGGACGGTCGAGTACCGCTCGGTTGATGAGCTGATCCAGGCTCGCGATCTGATTCGCACCAGCCTGACCAATGCTGCCGGTCCGCGCTCCCGCGTTGTCCGTCTTTACCACGGGGGCAAGGGCCTGTGACTACTCGTTACCCCACGCTGACGCGTTCCGGCTTCGTCCTGCCCGAGCGGATGAAGGCCAGTTACGAAGGCGCTGCCGACGGTCGCAGATCTGCAACGTGGGACGCACCTGATACAGGCGTCAACAGCCTGATCATGCCAGCGTTGCGCAATTTGCGTTCTCGCTCCAGAGCGGCAGTGCGCAACGATCCGTATGCGGCCAATGCCATTGATCGCAGGGTAAGCAACCTGATCGGCACCGGCATTACCCCGCAGCCGAGGATCGCGGACAAGGAATTGCGCCGTATATTTCAGGAGACGTGGGAGGACTGGGTAGACGAATCCGATGCCGATCAGTTGACCGACTTCTACGGCCAGCAAGCCTTGATCGCCCGGACGGTTGAGCAGTCGGGCGAATGCTTCGTTCGGTTACGACCCCGGCGCATGGATGACGGTTTGGCGGTGCCCTTGCAGTTGCAATGCCTGGCCCCCGAGTTTGTTCCGCATGACAAGTTCGAGGTGACCAGTACCGGCAACATCATCCGCGCCGGGATCGAATTCAACGGATTCGGCAAGCGGGTGGCCTACTGGTGTTATCGCTCACACCCCAGTGACATGACCTCGATCAACGCTGGGTACAACATGCTGGTGCGCATCCCGGCTAGCCAGATGCTGCACATCTTTGAGCCGGTGGAGCCCGGTCAGCTTCGTGGTGTGCCTCGACTGGCTCCGGTGCTCAAGCGCCTGCGCAGCCTCGACAACTACGACGATGCTGTCCTGTTCCGTCAGGAGGTGGCCAACCTGTTCGCTGGCTTCATCCGCAAGCCGTCTGCTGACGGTCCACCCATGCTCGACCCGTTGACGGGTGCGCCCATAAAGGTCGGAGGCGATGGCTTCACGCCGATGGTCGCGCTGGAGCCGGGCACGATGCAGGAGTTGCTGCCGGGGGAGGAGGTCGAGTTCTCGACACCACCCGATGGCGGCAACAACTACCCCGACTTCATGCGGCAGCAACTGATGGCGGCAGCCTCCGGTGCGGGGCTGCCCTACGAGTTGATGACCGGCGACATGCGCGGCGTCAACGACCGCACCATCCGGGTGGTGCTCAACGAGTTTCGTCGGCGTCTGGAGCAGTTGCAGTTCAGCGTGTATGTCCACCAACTGTGCCGTCCCGTCCGGGCGGCATGGATGGACATGGCGGTGTTGTCGGGTGCTTTGCAACTGGACGACTACGCGGCACGCCGCCGTGAATACCTGCGCACCCGCTGGGTACCGCAAGGCTGGTCCTACATCCACCCGGTCCAGGACGTGCAATCAAGAACGATGGAGATCAACGCGGGCCTGGCCTCGCGCAGTGAGATGTGCCTGCGTACCGGCACCGATGCCGAGATCGTGGACGAAGAGAACGCCGCTGACGCGGCTCGCGCCCGAGGTTTGGGCCTCAACTACAGCACCTTGTCGGCGGTCGATGAGGACCCCGACGAGAAGGAGAACCCATGAAACCGTTGTTGCCGTTTCGCATTTTCAACAAGGCCCCGGTTGCCTTGGCGGTCGAGGACCAGAACTGGTACCGCATCAAGGCTGAAACTCAGGCCGAGCAGACCACCATCGAGATCTACATCTACGGTGAGATCGGAGGCTGGGGCATTACGGCCAATCAGTTCATTCAGGACCTAAAAGCCATTGATGACGGCGTGTCGCCCATCGTGGCGGCGTTCAACACCATTGGTGGCGACCTGTTCGACGGGCTGGCAATTCACAATGCGCTGAACCGGCTGGGTGAGCGCTGCACGGCGCGGATCGATGCGCTGGCGGCCAGTGCCGGGAGCGTTGCGGCTTGTGGCGCACACCGCATGGTCATGGCGTCCAACGCCATGTTGATGATCCACAACCCGTGGACCTACACAGCCGGTGATGCCGAGGACCTGCGCAAGGTCGCCGATGTGCTGGACCAGACGCTGGAAGCCATCATCGCGGCGTACAAGGCCAAATCGCCGGACATCGACGAGGTCGAGCTGCGGCGCATGGTCAACGCTGAAACCTGGCTCACCGCGCCGGAAGCACTGGCGTTTGGCCTGGCCGACGAGATCGGGGCGGGAGTAGAGGTCAAAGCCTGCCTGGGGCAGGGTGCTGCCATACAGCGGTTCCGCCAGACGCCAAAGTCCTTGCTGGATCAGCTCAACGCCGTTGAGCCTGAGCCCGAGCCAGAACGAACTGACCCACCAACTGATCCTGAACCGGCTGATGCATCCGCCTTGGCGCTGATGATTACGAAAGCCTGCGGCGCGGCGAGCATCAACAACCTGATCGAGCCTTTGATTGCGTCCACCAAGCTTGCCGATCAAGCAACGGTGCAGGCGGCGATCACCCAGGCCAAGGGTGTGCGCGACCTGTGTGTTGCGGCTCGCTTGCCGGAGCTGACCGCCGAATTCGTCAGCGCAGGTCTGGACAAGCAGGCCGTGCAGGCGCGTCTGTTTGAGAAGCTGGTCAGCAGCGGCAAGGGCTTTGAAATCGATAACAGCCTGCCGCTGCAGGACGATCCACCGGCCAAGGTCCAGGCCAAACAACCCGATCACCACGACATCTACGCGGCCCGCAGGGCGGCGCAGGGCGGTAAGAAACCGACCTCTACAGGAGCACGTCTATGACCATCAAAATGGAGCCTATCCATGCCGGTGAATTCCTTCTTTCTGAAGGTCCCGGAAACATCTCGCGAGAGTCGATCAACGTGGCCGCCAGTGAGGCCCTGAATGCTGGTCAGTTGCTGGGCTTGGTGACCGCATCGGGCGAGTTTGCCCCATACGACCCGACCGCCGAAGACGGCAGCGAGATCGCCACAGCGATTCTTTTTGCACCGCTTCCTGAGTCCGACATCGTTCGCCGTGGTCGCGCCGTCGTGCGGCTGGCCGAGGTTGCTGAAACGCTGCTGACCGGTTTGGATCTGGACGCTGAGAAGGCCTTGGCCAAGCAGTTCATCATCCTTCGCTGATCGATCTATCGGCCACAAACCCCGATTCATTTTCGTTTATCCGACCCCGCCATTTGCGGGGTTTCGTTTTTCTGGAGAATACCCCCATGGCCGATATCGCCATCTTCGACGACGAAGCATTCAGCGTCGCCACGCTTACTGCTGCCATCAACGAGCAACCCTACCTGCCCGGTCGCATTAGCGGCCTCGGCCTGTTTCAGGAAGAGGGCATCGCGACTCTGACCGTGCAGATCGAAAAGGACGGCGACACCCTGGCGCTGGTTCCGGCCGGTGAGCGTGGCAGCTCTGGTCTTGTCGTCACCGGCACCAAGCGTCGCATGATTCCGTTCAACACCGTCCACCTGCCTGAGCGCTTCACGATCCGGGCGGATGAGATTCAAGGCATTCGCGCATTCGGTTCACGCACTGAACTGCAGGCTGTTCAGGACGTGATCAATACCCGGCTGGCCCGTGCGCGCCGCCAGCTCGACGCCACGCACGAGTTCCAGCGCATGGGCGCACTCAATGGGAAGGTGCTGGATGCGGACGGCAAAACCGTGCTGCTGGACATCTACTCGGCCTTTGGTGTCCAGCGTCAGAGCCTGCCCATGGGTCTGAACGACGCAGGCACCGAGTTGCGCGTCAAAGCGGGCGAAGCGCTGGACATGCAGGAGGATGCACTCGGCAGCGTGACCAGCACCGGCTCACGCGCGTTCTGCGGCAAGAACTTCTGGAACAAGCTGATCGTTCACAAGTCGGTCAAAGAGACTTACCTCAACTCAGCGCAGGCGTCGGAGTTGCGTGGTGATGCCCGCGAAAGTTTCGAGTTCGGTGGCATCGTGTGGGAGCGCTACCGTGGCAAGGTCGCCGGTATCGCCTTCGTGAATGACGACGAGGCGCTGCTGGTGCCCGAGGGTGTGCCGGACTTGTACATTTCGGCCTTCGCTCCGGCCGATTACATGGAGACCGTCAACACGCAGGGCATCCCGTACTACAGCAAGCTGGAGACGCTGCCGTTCGGCAAAGGCGTAGCTGGCGAAGCCCAGTCCAACCCGCTGCACCTGTGCACCCGACCTCGGGCGCAGATCCGCCTGACATTGTAGTCATGGCATTCCGCGAGCTGATCGAAACCCTTGATGACGCCGTGTTCGATTTGCTGAGCGACACAGCGTTCATTGAGGGGCGCGAGGTTACCGGCATGTTCTCGGCACCCTGGCTGCAACCCAAGCTGGGGCGCATCAACACTGGTTTGCGCGAGCCGCACCTGGTCATTCGTGTCGCAGATTCTGACGGCGTTCACGAGAGACAGCAGGTGCGGGTGGATCTGCCCAAGCCAGACGGCGGTGGGCTGTACACCTTGGTTCGTATGGAGCCCGGTGGCGATGGACTGATCACGCTGGTCTTGAGGATTAACCCATGAGTGTTGGCAGCTTCTACAAGCAATCGGCCAAGGACGGCATGATCACCCTGCAGCCTTCTGCGGCTGATCTGGAAGCGTTCAAGGACTTTGCTGCAGCGGTGCCCAAAGCAGCGGCAGCGGCCCAGCGTCGAGCTATTAACAAGACGCTACGCTGGTTGCGCACGCACATTGCCAGGGCCGTCGGGCGGCAGGAGCGCATCGCGGTCTCGGCCGTACGGCAACGCCTTCGGGCCTACCCGGTCAGCGGTGGCACGATGCGCGGCAAGCTTTGGTTTGGTCTGGATGCCATTTCTGCCAGTCGTATCGGCCGTGCGCGGCAGAGCCGTACCGGCGTATCCGTTGCCGGTCGCCGTTATCAGGGCGCGTTCTTCAAAACGGTTTACGGCGGCAGTCCTGATATCTGGATCCGTACCGCGAGCAAGCACTTTGACTCAGGCGCGTATGCCGAGACAAGGCAAGGCAAACGTCGCTCCGGTTTTATCGAAGAAAACGGCAGCCGCTTCCCGCTGGCCAAAGCCAAGGTATCGCTTGAAGAGGCGAGGCCACACTTCGATAGCTGGGTGAAACGTGCTGATGAGCGCCTGCTGGAGATCCTCAAGCAGGAATTCAATTACGAGCTGCAGAAGTATCTGAAAGGAACTGCCCGTGCCTGACCAAGCGTTCAGTCTCGATTCGCTTTACGAAGCGATGGAGCGACACATCAGTGCCGCGATAGTCGGGCTTGAGTACGTCGGCACCATGCCGGACATGCTTGAGCAGGTCGCTGTGCCAGCTGTGCTGATCGAACTGGTGGAACTGGAGCCAGGTGTTGATCAGGGCACCGGGGAAACGGCCTTGATTGCCCGGTTCGAAGCACGGGTCATCGTGGGGTCAGAGCGCGAGCAATGTCAGCAGCAGGCAGCCTTTGCAGCCTCGCAACTTGCTGTCCTGCTCAGGCTGCAAACCTGGGGGCTTGAAGTCGAGCCTTCCGAGTTTGTCCGGGCCGCGCAGGACTGGTCGCGTCCCGAACTGGACGGCTACGCGGTCTGGGTCGTCGAGTGGACTCAAGGGATCTACCTCGGCGAAGAGGACTGGCCGTGGCCAAATGAGCCACCCGGCACGCTGGTGTTCGCGTTCAGTCCCGACACCGGGCGTGACAACGAAAACCGGTACCAATCGCCTGAGGATATGTGATGAGTTTCGCGTTGGCAGAACATGACCGCATGCTTGCCGGTGTGGTGAAGGACTGCTACGTCGTAGCGCTGGACCTCACCGCATCACCTCCGGTCTGTCGTGTTTCAGACGGAAACTGGGTGAGTGCCTGGGTGCGCTGGCACAGCGTTGCAGCTGGCAAGGCGCGACACTGGCGGGCACCGACCCTTGGTGAGCAGGGCACCTTGTTCAGTGCCAGCGGTGACGTGTCGCAAGGCACGTTCATTCCGGGGCTGTATGGCAATGCCGGTGCCCAGCCTGATAACCGCGACCATGTCGAAGTCTGGCGCTTTGACGACGGCGGCTCCCTGATCTACGACTGGCAGGCCAACACTTACACAATTGATCTGCCCTCGGGAACGGTGGCTGTCACAGTCGGAGCCAGCTCGGCCGTTGTGACCGACGACTCTATCACTGCGACCTCCGGAACGATCACTGCCAAGGCAGCCACGATCACGCTGGATGGCAATGTCACGATCAGCGGGACGCTCGCCGTAGTCGGTGATATCCATGGCGGCGGGCAGATCATCGACACCGGTGGCAACACCCCGAACCACAAGCACTGACCCAGCCCGCCATGCGGGCTTTTTAATGTCTGGAGATAACCCATGGCGACCGTAAAAATCGACAAGACTTCTGTTGATGAACCAGCAGCACCAACAAGCCAGGTCACACCCACGGCGATATCAGTAGCGGAAGCCGTGTCTAATCCCGCGCCCGCAGTAGCGGTGCGGATGTATCGAGACACGCTGTTCACCTCGCGCACGCTGATTCTGCCGGATGACCGCACCCTGTCGGTCGCCAAAGGCATTGTCACCGCGCTGGCAGATGACGCGGTCGCGGTGCAGTGTCTGAGCACTCATCCCGACCTTGAGCCGTTGGAGTAAGTCATGATCGGAATGGATCGCCGAACCGGTCAGCCCGTCTCCGGCCTGGCGCACCTGCGGCAGTCCATCGAAGACATTCTGGGCACTCCCGTCGGCAGCCGCCGAATGCGCCCGGACTACGGCAGCAAGATCCGGCGCTTTGTCGATCTGCCTGTGAATGATGGCTGGAAAAGCGCGGTGCAGGCCGAGGTGGCCAGATCGCTCGGGCGTTGGGAACCTCGCCTGAGACTTGAGCGTGTCAGGGTGATTGCGGTCCTGAACGGCCAGGTCACCTTGGAGGTGCAGGGGATGTATCTGGGTGACAATGCGGTGTTGGAGGTGACGGCATGAGCTTGATTGAACTGTCGGCGCTGCCCGCGCCGCAAGTCCTTGAGGACCTGGACTTTGAAGAAGAGTATCAGGGCGAGCTATCCGCCTTTCGCGAATACATGGGTGACAACTGGAGCGCCTTGCTGGAAAGCGACCCGGTCACCAAATTGCTCGAGCTGGGGGCTTACAGGCGACTTCAGAACCGGGCACGTGTCAACGATGCGGCAAAGTCTTTGATGCTGGCATACGCCCAGAAAGCCGACCTTGATCAGTTGGCAGCCAACGTCAATCTCAAACGTCTGGAGATACAGGCAGCGGACCCTGTTGCAGTGCCGCCTACTGCAGCTGTGATGGAAGAGGACGATGCGCTTCGGGAGCGGGTGCAGCTTGCTTACGAGGGGCTGACTACTGCTGGCCCGCGTAACAGTTACATCCTTCACGCGCGCAACGCCTCTGGTCAGGTGGCCGACGCTACAGCGGAAAGCCCAACCCCGGCGGTCGTGGTGGTTACGGTACTTGCTCTGGACGGTAGCGGTGCGGCTGCAGCGGATCTGCTGGAGACAGTTAGGCTCAACCTCAATGACGAGGATGTGCGCCCCTTGGGGGATCGCCTGACGGTTCAGAGCGCTGAGATTCTGCCTTACCGCATCAATGCTGTCGTCCACATGGTCGGGAGCGGACCTGAGACTGAGGCCACCCTGGCTGAATGCAAGAACCGGCTGGGAGCCTGGATCAACCCCAGGAGACGCTTGGGTCTTGAGGTGGCTCGATCTGGCATTGACGCGCAGCTGCACATCAGCGGCGTCAGTCGGGTGGATCTGCAGGGCTGGACGGACATCCGTCCGACCAAGGCGCAGGCAGCATGGTGCGAAGCATTCACCGTGACGCGGGGTAGTTGAGATGACCAGTCTGCTCCCCCTCAACAGTTCCCCGCTTGAGCGCGCCATTGAGGTTGCCACGGATGAAGTCACCACGATTCCCCTGCGCACTCTGTACAACCCACAGACCTGTCCCGCGCACTTGCTCTACCACCTTGCGTGGGCCTGGTCTGTGGACCGTTGGGATGATGGATGGTCTGAGCCGGTAAAGCGTGCAGCCATTGCCGCTTCGTTCTTCATCCATGAACGCAAAGGGACGATTGGCGCGATACGCCGAGTGGTTGAACCGCTTGGCTACCTCATCGATGTCCTGGAATGGTGGCAGGCCGTACCTGAGGGCATCCCCGGTACTTTTGCCCTCAAGGTGGGTGTGCTGGACACCGGCATCACCGAGGAGATGTATCAGGAACTGACGGCCCTGATCGATGACGCCAAACCTGTCAGCCGTCACATGCTGGAACTGGCCATCAGCCTTGAAACGACCGGCCGTTTCTACATCGCCGCTTCGGTCTCTGAAGGCGACGAAATCGATGTTTACCCACCGGTACCGCGTGACATTGAAGTCACGGGGCATATGGGGCTGGGTGGGCGTGAAACCACTATCGATACTCTGGATGTCTTCGCATGATCGATCAGACTTCGCAATTCTTTGCCACCCTGACCAATGTCGGTGCGGCAAAGCAGGCCAATGCCGATGCCCTCGGTGTGCCTTGGAAAATAGCTCAAATGGGTGTGGGTGATGCCAATGGTGCTGACCCGGTGCCAGATGCTTCACAGAAAAAACTGATCAACGAGCGCCGTCGTGCTCCGCTCAATCAGCTCAAGGTTGATCCGGCCAACAACGCGATCATTATCGCCGAGCAGGTTATCCCTGCTGAAGTCGGTGGCTTCTGGATTCGTGAAATTGGCTTGTACGATACGGATGGGGATCTGGTGGCGGTTGCGAACTGCGCGCCGTCGTACAAGCCGTCACTGGCACAAGGGTCTGGGCGCACGCAGATCGTGCGCATCAACCTGCTGGTCAGCAATACCAGCAATGTCGAGTTGCGCATTGACCCAACGGTTGTGCTGGCAACACGTTCCTTTGTGGATCTGCGGATTCAAGAAGAGCTTTCCAAACTCGACAATAAACAATCGGCTCGTGCTGCTACGACCGGCCCCATTGCCCTTGTTGGCATCCAGACGGTCGATGGCGTTGCGCTCGTTGCAGGCGACCGGGTGCTGGTGAAAAATCAGGCCAGCGGCAAAGACAATGGTCTGTACTCAGTCGTCGCGGGTAATGCCTGGTTGCGCGTCGTTGACGCGGATGCAAACGTCGAGCTGACACCTAACCTTATGGTCAGCGTCGAGCAGGGTGAAACGTTGTTCGACACGCTCTGGCAGTTGACGACGAACGCGCCAATTACCTTGGGTACGACTGCACTGGTCTTTGAGCAAATCGCAGGTCCGACTGGCGTTTTGCCCGGTACTTACAACCGGGTCACGGTAGACCGGCGCGGTCTGGTGATGGCCGGTTTTAACCCGACCACCTTGGGCGGTTACGGCATCGCTGATGCTTACAGCAAGACGGACATTGATGCGCGGGTGGCGGCGTTGCAGCCCAAGCTCGGGTTTGTTCCTGTGCAGCAGGGCACTGGCGCGGGCCAACTGAACAATCAGGTCAGGCTCGGCTGGTCGGGGAGCGCGCTAAAGGCTGCTGTTGATAATACTGATTTGGGCAACCTCTGGTATTCGGGCAACTTTGACCCGGCCACCAAGGCCAATGTGGGCAGCACGTTGTTTGCTTACGGCATCACCGATGCCTACACCAAGGCGGAGGTTGATCAGCGAGTTTCAGAGCGCGCTTTAAGGACAGAGGTGTATGCCAAGTCCGACGTCTATACCAAGACTGAAACCGATGCACGTGACGCGCAACGGCCGCTTGCGGACAGCATCACGAACATCGGGCTTGCGGCCAATGACCCGACCCAGCCTTACATGCGGCGTGCCAGTGACAACACGACGTATTTTCTTCAGACGAGGCTTGGCTTTGCGCCTGTCCAGCAAGGTACCGGGGCAGGCCAGTTAAACAACCTGATCAAGATCGGATATACGTCCGCAGGTCAGGTTAAGTTGGCGGTCGATAACACCGACTTCGGGAATCTCTGGTATTCCGGCAACTTTGATCCGTCCAAAAAAGCGAACGTCGGTTCGACGTTGTTTGCATACGGAATTACCGATGCTTACACCAAGGCTGAGGTCGATGCGCGTGATGTTGAACGTGCTTTAAAGACCGAGGTTTATAGCAAGGGCGATGTCTACACAAAAGCAGAAACTGATACGCGCGTTGCAACACGGCCAGTAGCTGACTCAATCACGCATGTAGGCTTTGCGGGAGATAATTCAGCAGCGCCCTACATGCGGCGCGCTGCCGACAGTGCAGTTTATTATCTGGTCAGCGACCTGAACCTCGGGGCAAAGGTTGCGGCGCAGGGGCTTACCGGCATTGGGCAATACGCATTTGCGCGAGTCATTACCGCCTACGGAAATTCAATTAACCAAGGCACTTCAGTCCCCGGCTCTAACCTTATTTTCAGTTCCACGGCTGTGGGTGATGGCACAAGCAGCAACTCCGGCGCTATCGCAATAGGTGTTTGGCGCGCCCATGGTGCTTTCAACAATACAGAGCGCACGCTCTTTCAACGAATCCAGTAGGTTCAACCATGTCCACAATATTAAGTGCCCGCAATCCATACTGGTCTTCTCAGGCCCGCACTACCATCGAATTGATGGTGGCTTTCGAAGGTCTGGTGGAAACACATGGGGAGTTGCCGTTCACGGCTTCTCCCCATGACCCTGAGCCCCACGGTGTAGAGCTGTACGAACGAGCCTTGGCGGGTGAGTTTGGCCCGGTTCAAGACACGCCGATTGAGCTGGTGCGTGTGCAGGTCATGTGCATTCGTGGTGATCGCTCGGCTGCGGCCACGGCCCGGATTGACGAGCTGATGACCGAGTACCAGACAGTGCAGGATGCCGTAGCGTTGAAAATGGCCACCGACGAGCAACTCAAGGCGCTGCCTGCCGTGGAGGCCGAACTCAATGCGCAGCGTGTGTACCGCGTAAAGCTCGCCCAACTCGACACATTGCCAGGCTATCCGCTGGACTTTGAATGGCCGACGCCGCCTGCGAATCCGTTCGTGTACGAGCCGCCTGAGCCGGAAGCTCCTGCGCAGGACGTCAGCGACGAAGATCAGCAAAGCACCTAACGCCCCGCACTGACGGGGCGTTTTCTTACCCGCTATTCGCATTCCACCACCAACCCCGCTAATCGGGGTTTTTTCGTTTCTGGAGATCGTCTTATGAGTTTCTTCCACGGCGTGACGATGACGGCCGTCGACACGGGCGCACGTACCATTTCATTGCCCACGTCCTCGATCATAGGTCTGGTCGATACGTTTACCGAGGCTCCGTCCAACAGTGCCAAGGCCAATGACCTGGTGCTGATCACTTCCGAGCGCGAGGCCATTGCAGCGTTTGGCCCTGACTCGGCGATCACCAAAGCCTGCCAGGCGATCTACGTCAAAGCCAAGGCAGTGATCGTTGCGTGCGGCGTCGCCAAGCTGGACGACGCGGCCCTGCAGACCTCCGCCATCATCGGCGGTGTCAAAGCCGATGGTACCCGTACAGGACTTCAAGCACTGCTCGACGGCAAGAGCCGCTTCAATGCTCAGCCGCGATTGTTGATCGCTCCCGAGCACAGCTCGATCCTGGCGGTTGGTACTGCCATGGCTGCACTTGCGGACAAGTTGCGGGCGCTGCCGATCTTCGATGGCCCCAACACCACAGACGAAGCGGTCATGGCGTATGCCAAGAACTTCGGCGGCAAGCGCTCTTTCATGGTCGACCCCGGTGTCCAGTATTGGGATACGACGGCCAGTGAGACGGTCGATGCACCGGGCTCCGCGTGGGTGGCGGGCCTGTTCGCTTGGACCGACGCGGAGTACGGCTTCTGGGCGTCGCCGTCGAATAAAGAGTTTGCAGGCATCACGGGCACCAAGCGGCCCATCGAGTTTCTGGACGGTGACGAAACCTGCCGGGCCAACCTGCTCAACAACGCCAATATCGCCACCATCATCCGTGATGACGGCTATCGGTTGTGGGGCAACCGCACGCTCAGTAGCGATCCCAAATGGGCGTTCGTGACCCGCGTGCGCACCATGGACATCGTCATGGACGCGATCCTCTACGGGCACAAATGGGCGGTGGACCGCTCGATCACTGCCACCTACGTCAAGGATGTGACCGAGGGCCTGCAGGCGTTCATGCGTGACCTGAAGAATCAGGGCGCGATCATCAACTTTGAGGTATTCGCGGATACCGAGTTGAACACGGCCAGCCAGCTGGAGCAGGGCAAGGTGTACTGGAACATCCGTTTCACCGACGTGCCGCCTGCCGAAAACCCCAACTTCCGCGTTGAAGTCACCAATCAATGGCTGACCGAAGTGCTCGACTCTGCCGCTTAAGGAGCCGCAACGATGGCAATGATTCCCGAAACACTGAGCAACCTGAACCTGTTCGTGGACGGTGTCAGCTTTCAGGGCGATGTGCCCAGCCTGACCCTGCCCAAGATGACGCTCAAGACTGAAGAGCACCGTGGCGGTGGCATGGACTTGCCGGTCGAACTGGACATGGGCATGGAAAAGCAAGAGTCCAATTTCACCACCACGGGCGTGCGTCGCGAGTCCCTGAAGTTCTTCGGCCTGGCGGATGGCACGGCCTTCAACGGTGTGTTCCGTGGTGCCTTTAAAGGGCTCAAAGGCAAGATCACACCGGTCGTGGTGACCCAGCGTGGTCGACTCAAAGAGGTCGACATGGGGGACTGGAAAGCAGGTGACAAGGCCGAGATCAAACACGCGGTCGCGCTCACTTACTACAAGCTGGAAGTCGATGGCCGTGTGGTCTACGAGATCGATGCGCTGGGCATGAAGCGTGTGATCAACGGTGTCGATCAACTCGCGGCAGAACGTTCCGCCCTTGGCCTCTGATAGAAGGAAACATCCTGTGTCTCAAGTAAATACCAATCCAAAGTGGATGACCCTGACGGCCGAGAGTGTGTCGGTGAGGCTGACCAAGCCTGCAGAGGTCAACAGCGTTCAGGTCGACACCATCACCATGCGTGCCCCTACCGTGCGTGATGTGCGCACCGCCCAGGCAGCTGCCAACGGCGACGACGAACAACGCGAGCTGAACCTGTTTGCATCACTGGCCGAGATGGGCGTCCGCGATCTTGAAGGGCTGTCCCTCAAGGACTACAGCCGCCTGCAGGCCAGTTATTTTCGCCTGGTGCGCGACGACGAGCTTTGATCCCGCATTGCAGAGGCTCGCGGCGAAGCGGCTCGCAAAAGAGCTGGGTTTTTCGTCGGCGGAAATCATGTCCATGTCTTTCTCGGACATGATCTGGTGGCTCACGGACTGAGCCCATCCCAACATCAGAGGTGAGTGATGGCGAACAATCTGGCATTGGGCCTGGTGATTGGCGGCGCTGTCAGCCCGACTGTGGGTGCGGCGTTCAATACCGTTGAAAGCCGCATCAAGAAGCTGGAGCAGCGCGGTAATCAGGCCAAGGTGCTGAGAAACACGATTGGCGAAACCATGCGCCTGCGTGATGAGTGGAAGAAAGCGCACGACAGTGGCGCTGCATCGGCCACTGGTCTGCTGCGCAAGCTTGAGACCAACCTCGACACGCTGCGTAAACAGGGTGTTCAGGTCGGTAAGCTCAGGCAGGAATATCAGTCCCTTGACCGTGTGGCTAGAAGCATGGACCTCAAGGTCAAGGGGCATCAACAGATCGAGCAGGGCAAGGTCGGGCTCAAGTCGGGAATCGGCACCGCCGTCGCCGGTGTGGGCGCGATGGCTGTACCGACCAAGATCAGTGCCGACTATCAGGCAATCATCCGGGACATCGCCATCAAGGCCGGTGTAGCCAATCAGCCGCAGGAAGCGGAGCTGACTACATCGGTGATCAAGACCTCGCAGGACACAGGCATGGCACGTAACGACGTGGCCGACCTGGTCAATAAGCTGGTCGGTGCGGGCATGAGCCTGGACAAGGCACTGTCGTACGCGCCAGTGGCAGCGAAGTTTGCGGTCGGGCAGGGCGCCAGCGGCAACGATACGGCCAACATGATTCAGGCGCTGCAGCAGAACGCCAAGATCACCGACCCTAAGATCATGGAGAAAGCCCTTGAGGCAGTCGCCATGCAGGGCCAGGCGGGTAGTTTCGAGGCCAGCGACATGGCCAAGTGGTTTCCGCAACTCCTCGCGGGCATGGGCAAGCTCGGTGTGACCGGCATGGATTCGGTGAGCCAGCTCGGCGCGATGCTACAGGTGCAAATGAAAACAGCCGGCGGCTCGGATGAAGCGGCCAACAACCTGAAAAACTGGATGGAGAAGATCGGCTCAACCGACGTGGTGAAGTCCTACAAGGACGTTGGTATCGATTATCAGGGTTCCCTCAACACGGGCATCCAGAAGGGCATGTCGACGCTGGAATCCAGCTTCGCGTTGGCTCAGCGATACATCGAAAAGACTGACCCTGAAAAAGCCAAAAAAATGAAGGAGGCAACGGCGAAGATCAGTAAAGAAGCTGATCCGAAAAAAGCGAAGGAAATGCTGGATTCGCTGGAGCAAGCACTGCGTACCGGCGATCTGTTCGCCGACATGCAGGTGAAGGCCGCGCTGACGGCCTACTCGCAAAACCGTGGCATGTATGAGCAACTGAAAAAGGATGCTCAGAACGCTTCAGGGATTCTCGACAAGAACCTGGCCGAGCGTCGTGGTACATCGTCGCAGATCTGGGCCGAGACGTTTCAGGCGGTCAACGATTCGATGCGCAGCATTGGTGACGCGATCCGCCCTGTCACAGACGCCGTTGCGAAAGGGATCACGGCAACGGCCAAGGAATTCACAGCGCTCTCTGATACTTCCAAGCCGGTGGTGCTGGCCATAGCCTCAATTGGTGCCGGGTTGCTGGCACTGAAGTCTGCTGCTGGGGTGTTCAAAATCGGCAAGGGGCTGCTCAACATTGGGCGTGGGTCACTGGGTGGCAATCCGAACAAGGTCCAGAAAGTCTACGTCACCAACTCAGGCGATAAAGACGGCAAGCCGGAAGGGAAAGTGGGTGCGGTCAAAGGCTTGCTGGAGACCGGTCTCAAAGCATTCAAAGGCAAGGACAAAACAAAGGATAAGGGCAAGCCTGGTGGAGATGGCAAGGACGGCGCTGACGATGCTGATGACGACGCCGAGGAAAGCGGCAAGACCGGCTTTGATCCGGTCGACACCGGCCTGAAGATCCTCGATCTGTTCGGTGAGAGTGGTAATGACGCGGACGGTGCCAAGGGCGGTAGCAGCTCTGAGCCGCAGAAGGTCTTTGTGGTCAACGCCAGTGCGTTCGGTGGCGGTTCGGATGCACCGGGTGATCAACGCCGGTCACGTCGCAGCCGTCGGCGCGGTGCTGCTGGCGGTGCCGGTGGTCGACGCGCAGGACCTCCGCGCCCTCCGATGCCGCCAGCTCCTCCTGTACCAGCAGGCCGACTGGCGCGGTTGGCGGGTGCCGCAGGAAAGCTGGGCAGTGTTGCCAAGGTGGTCCCCGGCGCGAAGTTTCTGGATGCGGGCATGCTTGCTCTGGACACGTACCAAAACGCCGAGACCCAGGACGAGAAAGCAGAAGGCTACGGCGGCGCTGCGGGTGGGCTGGCTGGCGCACTGGCAGGCGGTGCGGCGGGTGCCGCGATTGGCTCTATCGTGCCGGTGATCGGTACGGCCATTGGTGGCGCGGTCGGTGCCTTTCTTGGCGGCATGGGCGGGCAAGATATCGGTGGCTTTCTGGGCAAAGCGCTGTTTGGCTCAGATGAAAAAACCGAGGCCGTCGCTGAAAAGGGCGGTGATGCCAAACCTTCTGCCGCACCTGGCGATGTGGTCAAAGCGATGGCGGCGGTAGCACCCGCTCCGCTGGCGTTGCCTGCTGTCGTCAAGGCTGCTGAGCAGAGCAAGCCTGCACCCACCAAGGTCGACCAGCAATTCACCTTCTCGCCGAATATGCCCGTCAACGTACAGGGCGATGTAAAGGACCCGGCACAGCTGGCAAGGGACATCGCACCGTTTCTGCAGCGCCAATTTGAAGAGTTCAGTCGGCAGGCGGCTGCCCGCCAATTGTTTGATGCCCCGCACGTAGGGTGAGGAAAAATCATGGCTTACGCAGAACAGCTGCAGTCATCGTTGAATTACCTGATTGCAGCGGGAGAGGTGGGACGCCGTAGTCTGGACGACATGCTTGGCCCCTTGACTGGGGCCGTAGGCGATATGACAGGGGCCGCGTCAGAGCTGGAGAACATACCGTTCATTGGCCCGGCCATCGGGGAAAAGCTGCAACGCACCATGCGGGGCATCAGTGCCGCGCAGTCAAAGGTAGGGCAGGTGGCGGCGATGTACGGGCAGACGACCAGTGCGGCGGCGCAGGTGCAAGAGCGCCTGGGGACGTTGAAAGAGCAAGCGTCCAAAGCCGGTGCCGCCATCAATCGGGTGGCCGGGAGTGTCAGTCCAGCGCTGGGCAACATCGTACCGACGGGCAGCTTTGCAACGCAGATGACACCGGCTCCCGAGGCGGTGAAACCGTTTCCGCATCTGCTGATCATCCAGCCGCTCAAGCCCGAGTCTCAGCCTTACTACTTCAACCTGGACACGGCTGCGTTCGATGAACTGCGTAGGCAGACTGCGTTCCGCTGGGCCGGGCAAGAGCGTTTGACGCGCAGCATTGCGCAACAGGCAGTTGGTTTGGGCGACGATAAGCTGAGTTTGAAGGGGGCCATTTTCCCCGGCTTCAAGGGCGGTCTCAAGCAACTGGATACCTTGCGCAGCATGGGGCGCAACTTGCAGCCGCTGAGTCTCACAACTGGTTACGGCGAGGTGTTGGGCAACTGGTGCCTGCTCAGTGTAGATGAAGAACAGAGCAACCTGCTGGCCGGAGGTATTCCCCGCAAACAGGGCTTTTCACTGGAGTTTGTAAGTTATGGCGACGATCTGCAGAACGTCTGACGGAGATCTGCTGGACACCATCTGCCAACAGTATTACGGGCATCTGAGCGGTAGCGTTGAGGCCGTGCTGGATGCCAATCAAGGTCTGGCCGACGAGCCCCAGCCGTATCGAGCGGGTGTGCAGATCCTGTTGCCGGATCTGCTCACCCAGACCGAGGAAGTGATACAGCTCTGGGGCTAGCTGGCAGCCGGTTCACATCCAACTTTTATCAACACTCGGCGGCGGATTCTAGTGACTCTGCCGTGCCTTGCTATGGCTATTAAGAAGGTCTCATGAAACCGGTATTCCGAATTGTTGCGGACCGCAACGACATTACGGCGTTGATCAATGACCGTTTGTTGCTGCTGCGCACAAGCGACAAGCCTGGCATGGAGTCAGATGAGTTTGAGCTGCGCATCGACGACAGGGATCGGGCCGTTTCACTGCCTGCGCGTGGTGCGGACATCGAGATATACCTGGGTTACGAAGGGCATCGACTGACCCGACTGGGTCTATACACCGTTGATGACATCGAGGCGTCTGGTCCACCCGATACGTTGGTCATACGCGGCAAGGCCAGCGATATGCGCGGCAGCGGCCGGACCACCCGATCCGGCAGTTGGGAGAACGTCACTCTTCAGCAGATCGTCAGCGACGTTGCAGCACGTAATGGCTGGAAGCCCGCGTGTACCGTCATGACCAAAGTGCCTCGTGTCGACCAGCTCGACGAGTCGGATTACAACTTCATCACCCGGGTGGCCAAGAAGTATGACTGCACTGCGAAGATCGCAGACGGCAAGCTGTTGGTGCTGCCTCGCCAGGACGGATTGAGCGCGAGCGGTAAAGCGCTGGGTGTCATAACGATCCGTCGTCATGAAGTGGCGCGGTGGCAGTTTCGTCTCAGCGACAAGACCACACAGAAAGCCGTCCAGGCCAAGCATCTGGACAAGAAGACTGGAAAACTACAGGTGGTCGAGTTGAGCAACGATCAATCCCCCAACGGCCTCCCGCCCGTTCATACCGACCGCCACATCCATCCGAATAAGTCCGCTGCTGAGCAGGCAGCTAAGGCGCGCCTCGCGGCATTCAATCGCAGCACCGCAGGTGTTCGGCTGGAAATGGCGGGGCGCACCGATCTGTTCGCCGAGCGAATGATCAATGCACTGGACTTCAAAGTCGGCCTTGATGGCGAGTACCTGGTTGACTCGGTTGAACAGGTCTTCACCCAGTCTGGCTGGACTACTGCCATTGAATGCAATGGCGGGAAGTCCGGTAAGGCCAAGGCGAAAGGCAAGAAAAAGAAAGAGAAGAAACCGGTCAAGGTTGTACAGCTTTAACCGGCCAGCTCAACATCTACTCATCAGGAGAACCACGCATGTCTATTACCACGCAGCAGTTGCTGCAGATCCTCCCCAACGCCAGCTCCCGAGCTGGNAAATGTTGCGATGAGCAAATATGCCATCGTTACGAAGCTGCGTATCGCTGCCTTCCTTGCGCAGGTGGGCCATGAGTCCGGCCAGCTCCGCTACGTGCGCGAGTTGGGCAGCGATCAATATCTCGACAAGTACGACACCGGGCGGCTGGCTGAACGCCTTGGTAACACGCCAGAGGACGATGATGATGGTCAGCTGTATCGGGGCAGGGGTCTTATACAAGTCACCGGGCGAGACAACTACGCCGCGTGCGCGGAGGCGTTAGGCCTGGATCTGCTCAAGCATCCCGAGCTCTTGGAGCTCCCAGAGCATGCAGCCATGTCGGCAGGTTGGTTTTGGCACCGAGCTGGACTCAATACCTTGGCGGATAAAGGCGACTTCCTGACGATCACCAAGCGCATCAATGGCGGCACCAATGGACTGAGGGACCGTGAGGCAATCTATGAACGAGCGCTTCGGGTGCTACCGTGAGAGATATGCGAAGGAAGTAATATCACGAGGAAATAGCGGATATGCGTGGTTAAGTAGAGCGAGTGGTCATGCCCGCGCGCATGACCACTCTAGCTTTAGACCTTCGCTAACACAAAGGCGGCCAAAAGGCCCAGTACGACAGCGGCTACTGGGGCCAAGCCGTGCGTGCAAAGTACGCCGACCACGCCACCGAACGCCGCAAGGCGTCCGGCTAAAGCTGCCGAACCTTTTTGATCAGAAATACGCATCGTATCCCTCCCAAAAATGTCACTCCGTCGTCCCTTGGGGCGGTTGATTGAAGTGACTGGTTCAGACCTGCCGTTTTCAGTGAGACCGGCTACTGTGGACGGCAACCCAACCGGTTAGTAGGCGGCAAGACTAAAAAGACTTGCCGTCGTCAAACCATTGAATACCCTGATCATGCATGAGATTCCAACACTCAGCAATGATTTGACTTTCAATATTCTTCGCTTGAGCGAAAGAAAAAGAGCGACCAGCCAAGATGCGTCAACATCGCGCCTGGTCACCGTTCCCGCAGATTACCCCTGCAAGTCCAGCCACGGCTCTCGCTTCGTGCACAAAGCGGAGCGAGCCTAGCACCTGTCTATATATACAGTAAAGGTCTTGCTTTCTATGTCCACACCCATCATCCCTTGGATGGGCGGCAAACGCCGCCTTGCCGACCGTCTCATCCCGCTGTTCCCACCCCACGAATGCTACGTCGAAGTATTCGCTGGCGGTGCGGCCCTCTACTTCATGCGTCCCCAGGCAGCTCCCGTTGAGGTCTTGAACGATATCAACGGTGATCTGGTGACGCTGTATCGCGTCGTCCAAAACCACCTTGAAGAATTCGTCCGCCAGTTCAAATGGGCGCTCAGCTCGCGCCAGGTATTTGAGTGGCAAAAGATGACCCGTCCCGAAACCCTCACCGATATCCAGCGCGCTGCCCGGTTCTTTTATCTGCAGCACCACGCCTTCGCAGGAAAGGTGAGCGGGCAGACGTTTGGCACTGCCACGACGGGCCCGGCCATCAACCTGCTGCGTATCGAGGAAAACCTGTCTGCAGCTTGGCAACGCTTGTCAGGTACGTATGTGGAGCACCTGCCGTGGCTCGAATGTGCCGAGCGCTATGACCGGCCCCACACCTTCCACTACATGGACCCGCCGTACTGGCAGACGGCCGGGTATGGTGTGGATTTTCCGTTTGAAAACTATGAGCGAATGGCCGACTTCATGCGACGCTGCAAGGGAAAGGTGATGGTCAGCATCAATGACCACCCTGATATACGGTGCGTGTTTGAAGGTTTCCATTTTGAAACGGTCGACATTCGCTACAGCACGGCAAACCAGAGACAGGGGAAGGCTGATGTCAGTGGTGAGCTGGTTATCATGAATTGGGAGCCTGCCGCGCTCGGTGGGTTGTTCTGAGGTTGGGCTTCAAGTCGGCCAGCACCAGTACACCAGAATAGAAGCTTGATGGTACAGTATGCTAACGCGATCTAAATCATGGATGAGTTGATATGAATGATTTTTGCACGCCTGAATCAAACGGTAGTCCCACTTGGGGGCTCTTTGATGTTTTTGTTTGGAAATTAGTGCCAGCACGATTTGGTGGAGGGCGAGGCCATATCCAGCGCTTCAAAGATACTTGGCTGATACATAATAAGCAGTTTATCAAGGCATCAGCCGCAAAATACTCGCTTCCAGTTGAGCTGTTGGCTGGTGTGTGTTGGATAGAAACCGGAGGAGATCCAAATTCTGCCGATAGAGCAGCATTCGAATTTCGAGCTTTCGATCATTTGGGCAATTTACCGACCGTAATTACGCCGCCCCCAGCCAAAACTAGTTTTGGCTGGGTAAGTGTGCAGCTTAGAACGGCAGCAGTTACATTAGGTCTAAACCCAGATGACATGTCTATCAGCGAGTTGAGAAGCTTAGCGAATTGTTTGGAACAGGATGTCTATAATATCGATCTGGCTGCAAAGCACTTGCGGCTGCTTGCTGATTACGACAAATTTACCTCCATCGGTATGGACGAAGTGCGTATCATTGGTGCTCGATACAATCGAGGGACAAACCCATCTATTGAAAAGATAAAAGAAGATACCAGTTACGGGGATTTTATTGTAAAAAGGTGGAGCTTCTTTGGTCAGCTTGTAAGGTAG